TTTAACTACGGCTAAAAAAGATTGCAGGTCTATCATCAATGTTGCGTTGCGGTTAAATTTGGTTTTAACTTTGGTAGTCTTAAAACCTTCTCCCATTAAGCGTTTTAGCATTTTTGACGCTTGATTTTGGAAGTCTTGAAAGTAAGGAAAAATTTGAGCAAGCTGAGGGACTGCTATTCCAAAAGTCCCGTCGGGTAACATCAAGCCCTCGAATTCAAGATGACCGATTTTAACAATCGCTATTTCAGCACGTGGATGTGATACCATTTGTTTAACCTCAATGTTCGTTATGGGGTCATCACCAGAGTGCGACGGAGTAGCTCGATACTACTTCAGTTCGCGGTGATTTATTTGTTTATACTATCACACAAAAATCTCCAAACAAGATTAGAAGTTTTCTTGCTTGGAGATTTGGTTATTTGGTAAGACACATCAACCTAGATAGAATCGATCAGTTTAGAGGGGAATAGAATCTCTTCTGATAACCTCAATTGTCTGACATTTGTCTGTTCAAGATAATTTTTTAAAACATTTTGAACAAGAAAAGCTTTTGTTTCAAGTTGCCCTCGCCCTTCTAGTGTTCCATATCTGCTCCAATTATTTGCCAAATAAAATTCTCTTAATCGAATAATAATTGCAGAAGAGTACGTCAAAAAATCCTGGTCAAACAATTCAGGACTTTCTTTTGGATCATAGCCATAGAAGAAAAGAAGAAAATTCAACAATAACCCTCTTTCTATAAACTTGTCTGCATAATAAGCTCTTGCTATAACCCCACGAAAAGCTGAGCAACGAATTGCTCTTGTCCCTCCAAGTTTTTGACTGGCAAATAGAATCCCTTCTTTTAAGTCATTCAAACACTGAATTCTGTAATCATCCGATAAAAGACTGGACTTGCGAGAATCACATTTCCCTGTATAAAACATTGAATTAAAGGTACTTAAATGTATTGGCTTTATCCAGTCGTCTCCCCTTAAAGCTGCAACATCTGGTAAGCTTCTCGCTTTTCCTCTATCCAAAACCTGCGCAGATCTGGGTTCATACCCAACCGTAACCAAAAAATCAACAGAAGCACCGTAAATGGTAACAGCTTTTAGGCGATGTTGCCCATCACACAGCATCCCCTCTATATCAAACTTTAATGAATCTCCAATCATCCAAACCCCTTGATTCATGCAGTCAGCATAAAGCCTTGCTTTATTTAATGAAATCTTTCTGTTATTGGAGATATTGTGATGAGTCAATATATATTGAGCTAAGTCTGGAGTGACTGTTAATACAAAACTCTCAAATTTCTTTTGATCAATCTTTTGCCGGATTATTGAAAATGTCATATCTTTTCTTTTTTGTGTTTGTAAAACTATACCACGCTAAACAAGATTAATTCTTTACTTATTTAGCGTGCCAATCAATTAGGAGATTAGCGATCGCACACCGGGATAATTAACCGAGTCAAAGCTTCTATTGACGCTTTCAATGGCTCGATATCATCTTGGTCAATCAAGCGAGATGCTAAATCTTCCACTTGTTTAACGTAATCAAGCTCAATCTCTGTCATACTGTCCCGTGGATTCTTGGTATCCCAATCCTCTTTTAGCTGAGATGCTCGTCGGTTGAAAATACCTAGATTGATAGCATCGGTAATGTTGGGATATATCCATTTTTGGTAGTCAGCAGACTTGTTATGGCGGGGGATATAATCTTTAATCGCATCGGTTAACTCACGTCGCTTGACCTTGCCTAATAATCTGGCATTAGTCAAAGACTCAGCTTGACCTTTTTTATAGTCTCGGTTAAAAGCGTCGTTAATGATTGTGTCAAGACTAGTTGCAGCTAATGCACAGATTAATTTAAATGCTGTTTTATTACCTTTCTCAGCATGGTACGTCCAATAGATAATGCAATCATCAGCAGTCCAAAGAGATACTTTTGTCTTCCCGCCCGAAGTCATTTGATATTGTCCTTGCACCGCTGTCCAGTCCTTGCCTAGCATGACTTTCAGCTCCTCGGACATCCTCGTTTGCAACGCTGTGGTTTTATTCAATCCGATCAATTCAGCTAGTTGCACATTATTTAGATAATTAATGGGATTTCCATTAGAATCGATTTCGTTGGCAGAATAAGCAAAAGTGACCTGATTACCGATCTTGATTTCGGTACGAAAAACAGTTAGCATATTTTATTAGCTCCAACTAGTATTTGGGGTTATCACCAGAGTGCGACGGAGTAGCTCGACACTACTTCAGTTCGCGGTGATTTATTTGTTTATACTATCACACAAAAATCCCCAAACAAGATTAGAAGTTTTCTTGCTTGAAGATTTGGTTATTAAGAGAAGATTAATCAGCGATCGCACACCGGAATATGGTATTCTCTTTACAAGAGTTGCTTTTCATTGGGGGCAACAAGGATGTAAACGTCATTGCTTATTTTCACTGCACAATAAGATTGGGGACAAATAGAGTAGCGGTTGTCCTGAGCAGCGTTGAGGATTCAACCTCAATCACGGGGAGAGCTTGTCCCCTGTGCTAATTTTAATACACCACACTGCTCATTTTTATTATAGCATTTACGACAATTTTACGGACTTGACACTATCTGGGATTTAATGAATTGACACAAAAATCCCCAAACAAGATTAAAAGTTTTCTTGCTTGGAGACTAAGTTACTAGAAGAGTAGGATTAAAATAGAAAAAGATTTGTATCAAAGGAGGCTAATGATGTCATTCAATATCAAACCACTTTTAGAAGAATATCTCGGTATTGCAATCAAAGAAGTTCAAATCTGGGAAAACGTATTTTTTATCATCCCAGATAAAACTAGTGCACGTAATCCCAGATTTGTTCTTAAGAAAAGTTTTATTGAAACTGTTTTCTATCCCACTATTTAGCTGACAAAAGAATACCCGAGCATTGTTACTCTCCTTATGCTCGGAGTTACTCTCATTATGTTCGGAGCTATTAAAGTTATGCTCGGAGTTAGTCTCATTATGCTCGGAGTTTGGTCGTAATAAAAGTTATTTAAAATAGTATCACCTTGATTCCACAGCACCTAAGCTTGACTAACGAACACTACACCCCGTTATCAATTGTTGACAAAGTGAAACTAGTTTTTAACGGGGTGATAGACACAGACCCGGCTACCTGCCAAAAAGTTAATCTTGAGAGGGTTCAGGCTAAACAATATTTTGATGTTGACGGGTTAGACAGAGAATGGTGCGGGAATGTTTTTCTTAATCCCCCAGGGGGCAAGATAAATAATAGAAGCTCTCAGTCAATCTGGTTTACCGCTGCTGTCAACAAATATAGAAAGGGGGAAATAGACTCGGTTATTTTCCTGGCATTTAACATGGAGATACTTAGAATAGCCTCTGACCTATTAACTAATCAATGGGTTTGTATCCCACATAAACGAATTGCTTACGATATCTACCATGCTGATAGTCAAGGGTATTGTCCCCAGAAATCACCACCCCATACATCTATTCTGATTTACCTTGGTCAACATCCAGAAAGATTTAGGGCGGTTTTTGCCGATATGGGAACTATCTGGCATCTTATAAATCAATAGATATTATAAATAAAACAAAATTCCGTAAATGTTCCGTTTCGGTTTTTATTTCTCCAATCATCTAATTTGTCTAGAAGCTCTACTTGGTTTCTTGTAAAAAATCCTACATTATTTTTGTAGTAAGCTGGGGTCATACATAATCCTTTTAAACGTCGATAGAGTCCCGCTCTTGATAGATTATATTTTTTCATCAAGTCATAAAGAGTAACATCATTGTTCTCGTTAGCGAAAGGACATCGCGACTCTATATTTTCTGGCTTCTTTGTCAAGATTTTTACAAGTTCTTGTGCATAAACAGAATTTAGGTGCTCTGGCAACTCTTGTAGATTGTCTCCATGGACTGCCCTTAATGTGTCTATGTATTTAATTGCTAAGACTAATTGTTTGTGGGAGGTCATCGGGATACTTCCTAAAAGCTTTTTGTGATTAATGGCAATAATACTATAAAAAAATCTCCAAACAAGATTAGAAATTTTCTTATTTGGAGATTTAGTTATTTGGTGCTGACTAAAAAATCACAAAATTGTTATGCCTTTAATAGCTGATATTGAAGCGCAGTTTACCGCGTCGACCCTTCCTAGGCTTTCAGTTACAAAAGTCTTGTACTTGTATGGGTTGTAAAATGCTTTGGTTGGCAATACAACATCAGTATTGATGTCTGCCAACTCTCCATATACAAAAGCGTGCACGTTTTTACGCTTCTGTTCAATAACTCGCTTTCTTCCTGCTTCTGACACCTTGAATTCAGCATCGTAAAGCAAGAGCGACTCTACGTGACCTACTACTAGCCACTTTTTCCCCAGATAAGCTTGTACGGACATTAGCCCGTTTCTTAGATTCCGGTAAACACGAACTCTTGTCCCAATAAAGTCAGTGCTTAATTCTCGTTTCATTTAATCCTCAATCCCTGTTGGTTGTTTACTCCTCTACCATAGCAGATACTTTTAAAAGTATCAAGTCTTTTTATAAAAGTAATTTAAGATAATCTAAGAGCAGAGATTGGTTCACGTGTCAAGCAAAACTTTACAAAAATACGTTATTTTTTTCTTGCTTATTTGTGAATAAACTGCTTTAATTAGTCAAGAAACAAATAAACCAGGAATCAAACGCATGAATAAAACATGGGAGCGGTTAATACTTTACGCAGATAACCTCGGTTTAGAGTTTCAGTTTAAGGACGATGCTAACGTTCTAGAGTTCTTTTCTGGCAAGGAAAAGATAGGAGAGCTATCTCAATGCAAGCCTATGGGCTGGGTTTTAGATAGTCAATACGGATACCGACAATTTAGTAATCAACCCAAAAAGCTGATTAACCGAATTCACAAAATCGCTTAAACACAACACAAAACACAACGAAAAACACAATGAAAAACACAATGATTAACTACGCTGAATTATTCTCCGAGTTCTCGTCCGAAGTCCGTCAAGGACTGCCCTACTGCCAAATACTAAATGCGCCTAATCTGCCACAAGCGCAATTAGAGAAGTTGAACCCTTCTCATGGCATATTCATCTCTAAAGAGAACGTCGAGTTGTCTGGGTTAAATACTGAAGGGATGCAACCTCATGAGCAAGCCTTTCGGGATGGCGAAGAAATTATAGAGGGGTTTATTACCCCACATTTAAGGTTTATCGTTCTGCACATAACCCCACTGGTTGTACAGTCAGGAAGACAGATTATGGGCTTTTATTTTGCCGATAACGGAGGGGTTAGTGATTTTGGCAAATTAGTTGCACAAGATTCCCAAACATATAACACCCGCTCATGGTGGCTAATTGCCCCTTTGAACCAGGCTAACCAGTTAATTAGCTCTACTCCTATAAAACTTTCACTGAGAGGTGCTGTTGGAGCAGCTTTTTCCCAAGAAAGAAAAAAAACATTGCAGGAGCTAGAACTTGAGTTTTTCAAAAAAGCGGGAAAACCTAAGCAAACATTAAGCTCCAGGGCTCATTCTTTTTTAGTCATGGATTGGAACTTATCTCCATATAAAACGGCAATGAAAGCTCCGCACGAATATGTTTCATCAAGATTGGGGATAACAGATGAACTAAAAGTAAAAGAAGAGTTTCGTTACGGCAAGGGCAAGGACACACGGACAATTAAGATAATGCCAGAAGTGCTAGACAATCTCTTGATAGTTCCTTCATCACCAACAGGACAGACCATATCTAGCTGGTACGAAGACTATGAAGAAGCGTTTTTCCGAGCTATTAAATCAATTGATGCCCCTAGTCCTAAAGAAGAAGCACCCATTAATCTTGAATCAGATATGGCTGCTCTTCAAGAAGCTCAACGCGATCTGCTAGAAGAAATTGAACCACCATTCTAACCAATCTTTTCCCGGGATAACCCGGGAATTTTTCCAAATTCATTCAAGGATAAAACTATGTCACAACTATCATTGCTGCAACTTGAAAAGACTTCAATACAGGTTTTTTATAACGCCCTACTCAAAGAGCACTCATGGAGTAACTTAGTTTTTTGTGCTAACGAAATAGAGCAGGAAGTTAATAACTTGGCTATCTACCAAGAACTAGGCTATTCGTCCTTTAAGGAGTTTCTAGAGTCCCTAGGGAAAATAAAAAATGATTACGTCTATGCCATTAAATTGGTTTGGTGGCATAGAATGGTCTGGACAGATAAAGATTTAACCTGGCTAAGACGTGACCAATTCAAGCAATCCAAATTCGTTATCAAGTTTCCTTTTATCACCATTAACAAAAAAACAGGAACCTTGATGGTAAGACAAGGTCAACTTCAAAAAGCTAAATCTAGTTGGCAACTAGCAAAATCTCGATACGGAGATAATATCCGTTTTGCAGACATGGAGACATTTATTGAAGGGTCATCTAATCCCTATACGGAAGCATTAGAAAGACGAATAGAATTTCTGGAAAAAGATTTAACTGCTGCTAGACAAGGGGTGTTAGCTTTTTCAGGCTTTGTCGCCAATAACCTAGAAATGCCTCCGCGATATGCCGAAATATATGCTTTAGCTTTACATTCCAACATGAGTGCTTTGCAACTCAAGATTTTTACCGATGTCCTCATTCTAGAAGGCTATTACCCGGCTTGTCGATACCTTGACCAATTTGAGGTAATTGCCTAAATTCCTAGGACCTTTTTAGCCCGCTGCCAATAACTTAATCTATCAGCATACCCATTTAACCCGCCATTAATTAGGCGGGTTATTTTTTCAAAGTCTCCTTTATCCGCCCAATAGTTTAGGTTACGGCTGTGCCAAAACCATCCTGCTAATAACCCTAAATATTTAGGGTCTGCTGCTAATTCTGGCTTAGCCTCTAAATCAACTCCAATAGCTTTACCCGCTTGACGATAATTGTGTCGCCCAGTGAGCTGTATCCACCCGCGCCCTTTAAACTTTACTCCATCGCCAGGATTAACATTACCTAAGTCTTTTCTCCATTCATAGGCTTGCCCTGATGCTAGCTCGACTGTATAACGCAGTCCTCCTGATTCGTGCCCTATTTGCGCAAGAAAAGCAGCAATTCTTTGTCTATTAAATCCAATTTGATATTTATCTATCCCTTCTTGCAGAGATGGTAATGAAGCTTCCAAGATAGATACCGGGGTATAAGAAAAAACTCCCTGTAAGTCTTTAACAGATAACTGCAATAAATCTATATGAAATATCCAATGAGGCGCATATATAAACCATGTTTCTCCATCAATGCAGATTTGAAAATGATTATCTGCTTTTGACTTAAGAGCAGAACTAACAATTTTTTTACCTGGTAGTACATTTTGTTTATCTTGAGGCAATAATTCAAATGATTGTTCAAGACTTCTTTTGATGACAGTAGGGGAGTTTGCAACCAAAGTGTACATGAAAGTTACCTTTTTCTTTAATTTTAAACAATAACCCCACCATAAATCTTGATGATAAACTTTACTTCAATCCAATAAAAAGTCAAATTGCAATGGCAAAGTTAGAAATTGTTGAATTATTCTTCTCAGTAATTGGGAATAGAATAAATGCTGACCATGGCTATAAACTTTATTCGGCACTCAAAAGAAAGATTCTTGATAAAAATCCAGGACTTTTAGTTGATATAAATTTTCCAATTGATGTTAATATTTCTAGAATATCTGGGAAACCTTTTAGGTACGGGACAATCATTACAAACAAGTCAAAACTAAAAATTAGAGGACCACATGATTATCTTGCAGAGTTAAAAAAAACATTAAACGAGCAAATTATTTCAATAGGGAATACCAAGGTTTTTATTTATGAGGCAACAATTCTCCCGCTTTGTCCTGAAAAAAGCTTGATTTCAGAAATGGTTATTATTAAATATCCTTTCTGGAACACAATAAATTCTCAAGAAAGATTTTTAGCCTCTTGCAAAAAACAGTTATCAATACTCAACATCGATAAAGAACCGCTCTTGTTAGAAAACACGTGGAATGCAACTAACCATACAATAATGACCGTAGAAAAAGATTCTCACAAAACTACATACATTGGCTACGGAGTCAAGATTAATAATTTAAGCAATCAGGAATCTATTGCTTTAAAAGTACAAGGTATTGGGGGAAAAAGACACATGGGATGTGGGTGGTTTGATTGACACTCCACTACCTAATGGTGAGTGAATTCTTTAGATGAGATAACTAACAATGAATAACTTTATGTTTTCGCTAGATAATCCAGATTATTTATTACCACACAAGATAGGAATCTTGGGACTTGCCAAAGCCTTAAATTATGGCGATCGCCTAAACTTATTAGCTCCAAATCAGATAACTTACTCAATTGAGCCTCGGCATATCAATCTTTCGTATGAGTGCAGCGACATTATAGCTTTTAGCGTTTTAAATAAGTTTGCTTATTCTATTCAAGATGGGCTAATCAACTCCCCTTGTCTTGAGATGACTGATGAAGAAAAGTATGTTTTTAGCGAAGGGTTGTTATATTCTTTTCTTCAACATAATACTCATAAGAAATTTACTGGAGAAAAAAAAGAGTTTACTTTTACTATTGGAAATGATAACATTCCGTTTCATGCCACAACTAGAGCTATCAGTGATTGTTATTACACATCTGCTATTTCCGCATTGTTTACCCAACAAGGTACTTTCGCTTCTAAAGTCCAGATAAAAAGTAATAATTTTCCTGGAATGATATTGGATGAGCATAACCCAGAGAAAAACCTAGAATCAATAGAGAAATTTCTTTTGTTGTTTTTTCTCCCACTAGAAGCGCCGATAGTTTCATTATCCAATGATTCTTTAGGGGCAAGAAAAGGAATGGTCTTAATACAGCCTTATGACTTAATCAAGCAACTAGAGACAAAAGTCCCCAGAAATTTACTTTTTTCTTTTTATTCATCATTTGGAGATGCTCTATTATCTTTTGCTTGTCAACCGCATTACAAAAAACATATAGACGGACTCGAAAAAGAGATTTATGTCTTAGGTACTCAAAAATGGAATTCAAAGCAGAGGTTTATCAAGAAAAAAGTTGTCAGACCGACAACCAATAATAAAACCAGGGAGCTTTTTAAGGCTTTCTCCCTGTCTATTCCTAACACAGCCAGAGTTGTTAACACTGATTCTTCAGCAAAAGTTTCTGAAAAGGAAAAAACTTTTATCAGTTCATCTCATTTGCTAGGATTTATTGCCGAGAATTTAATTAATAATAACGATTGGCATTACAATTTAGGTCAATTTTTGTTAACGAAACAATATTACGAAAAACAAACTCTGAAGTCTTTTATTCAAGAACACGGGGATAGTTATTACAAAGAAGTATTGTTTTTAAGTGAAGCCGCGTGGGAAGCTTATGTCAAAAGCAAAAAAATAAAAAAAGCTACTCCCAATTATCGCAGTTTAAGAGTTAAAACTTGTTACTTATTGAAATCTCCTACTAACGAGTTTAGTTTCAAAAGGAATTTGTCTAAACTATTCCCAGAAAAAATTGATTTATTCTTTGCAACAGAACATGATTGGAAAATAATTAGAGATTGTCTACTGCAATCTATTTTTCTGTACAATTTCCCTAATTCAATAGAAAACAACAATGAATCCTATCAATAATAAATATTGTTTCATCTCCATCTTAACGCCATTTGGATTTGCTTCTAATAATAGAGGAGAAGGAGATGGAACTAATACATCTACGTTGCAGAAAATTTCCTTAAGAAATAATAGTTTCATACAAGAATTTACAACGGTTAGCTCTGAAGCTATTCGCTGGGCATATCGAGAATACTTGGGGAATGTGTACCCAGAGCAAGTCAATCGAATCTATGACGCAATGGTAGACGAATATCAAATAAAAGACGAGGGGTATGATGAAACCAAGTACATAGATGATGACATCTTTGGCTACATGGATGCTAAGAAAGATAGCAAGAATAAAAACGCCACAACAAAAAGAAGAGGTGTTTTAGAAGTTGCCAGAGCGATGAGCTTAACTCCCTATGATGGCGACAAAATATTTAACGCTAAAGCTGGAGAGATGAAAACGAGTACTTCTCTGTATAACGTCGAAGTGCACGCAACGCAGTATCAATATACTGTAGCGTTTAAAATGGGAGACTTTATCGTACCAGAGCGAGCCAAATACTTACTAGATGCTATTGTTAATGTGCGCCATGTAGGAGGGAATCATTCTAGGTTTTTATATGACTTTGCTCCCGCTTCAATTGTTGCAAGAATCACAACTAGCCCTAGTCCTCAGATACTTTATTGCTTTGATGCTGACGGTGTTCCTAGAAAACTAGAACCATTAATAACCTGTGGTGACATCGACCCTGATGAGATAATTGTTGCAGGAGAAGCGGCGCTAGGGGATTTTGCCGAAACCCTAGAGAAAATGGAAGTAACTCTCTGTTATGGGATAAAAGAATGTATCGATGTTATTAAATACGCGCTTTTCAAACAATCATGATACAGCTTTACATAGAAGCGCCAGTTGCGTCTTTCCCTAGAAGATTTGCTCACGATTACCGAGAAAGTTATCGATATCCTCCTTTGACTACTGTTTTTGGGTGCATTCTCTCGTTTATTGGTGAATTAGATATCACTGCTTATCCCATAGATTCAGTCGATGTTGGAGTCATCAATAAAAATCCCGATATTTCTAGTGTCTGCATTAAGTACCGAAATATTGCTTATATGCCAGGAGGAAAACACGCTAAAGCCAGAGAAAAATCTTATCTTCCTGGAATCTACCCGGCTTCTCTTTATTCCAAGCCAAATATCAAAGAGGTTGTTACCGGAACTAAAATAGTTGCTCAAATCAATAACGAGCCATTAACGGCAAAAGTTCGTTACGCCTTACATAGTGGGTGCGATCGCTTTGGAATCTTAAGCTTAGGGGAATCATCAGCAATAGTTGATTGCATCCGAGAATATCGCCCAAAGGATGGGGAGATATTCTGGTTGCCACGGAATTACAAGATTTAATTCTCTAAAAGCATCAAAACAACTACCAGGTAAACCCAGACTTTGGTAGTTGTTTTTTTAATGCCAATAACTTTAGCCCGTAGTGAGAAAGGGAATAATAATCAGAGTCTCTTGTCAAGTTAAGTGTTTGAAAGTTTGCTTGTTCTCTAATTGCGGCGGATTGTACTTGAGTTAGGACAGCTTCCTGTTGCCGAAGAAATAACTCATGAGCAGTTAATAGAAATACTGCGTCTTGATAATAATCTTTCCAAGTGACTTGATTTACAACTCTTAATGCTTTAGCTAAGTTCACATTCACTAATTCATCTGGAATTTCGGCAAATTCAAAATATTGAGAACGAAACATTGACAATGTTATTTCTAAAGTAGTCATTTTTTATTGTTAATAAATATATCTGTAATTATACTTTAAAATCTTTGACGCATCCCTCAACCACGCAAGTCTTAGCTTGCTACAAGTCCTGTTTTATTTTTAAAGCCATTCTAATAGAAACTCTCAAACCCTTATAAAATAACGATTTTTAAAATTAGTAGTATAACAATTTTAAGCTTTTTTAAGTTAAACGCATCCGTCAACCATGCGGGTTTTAGCCTATTTTAACGTTATAATACAGCAGAACCTATTAAATTTAGTAAAAAGCCGTTTTATCCCTTAACAGTAAGGATTTGAAGACTTTTTTACTAACCAACCACTAACATTAGCTGTCGGAAAAAGGTTGGGCAAAAACCGCTATCATCCGTTAACCATAATGGTTTTAGCCTCTTTTTTACCCTTATCAAAAAACCGACACCCTCGCGCATCCGTCAACCATGCGGGTTTTAGGGGTTTAAAACTTTAGGTTACTTTAGCTTAATAGCTATCTTACTTTTGATAGGCAAAAATTGCTATCATCCGTTAACCACAATACTTTTGGCAATTAGTAATATATTTGTGAGTGCTGTTTAAAAAACAAGAGGTAGGTAAAATTTTTACCCCCCCATCTATATATAAGAAAATATTTTTTTTAAACAAATAACTGGTTTATTTATTTCTAACTATCTGGTTTGGATGTTTAAAAAAAATTAATAAATTCCGGAATGCGCGCAAATGCGCGAGAGCGTGTTTATTTTTTTTCGGATGGGAAACCTAACAGCCAGGTGATCGCAAGTCTCGGAATGAGGGAAACTACCGATAGCAGTTGGATTTGAGTAATTTTCTCTTTAGCCGGAAATGGTTTGTTTTTTTATTTAGCTTAAATGTTTCGCGCCAGTGGGCGTGTAAAGCTCGAAAAAATGGTTAAATGAACAATCCTATTAACTAGGTAGTAAAGTGTCTAGAATTTGATGCTAGGGGTCTCTGAGAGAATATTTGCTATTGAGTAGGGGTGTACCTAAATAGAAAAATGTCAAACCTAACCTACTGTAGTAAAAATATGTTTAATAAATAAAACATTTAAAGAATTGGCAAATAGCTTATCAGATATAGGCTGCAGTTATGTTAGTACTTGTCCCTCGCACCGTATTATTTTAAAACATACTTGTCCCTCGCACCGTATTGCACTAAATGTATAGATAGTTGTAATAAATGTTTTAAAGCAAATATTGAACAAAAATAAAAAAGTTATTTAAACCAAAAATTAATATATTGTTAGTTGAATCAAGAATAAACCAGAACTTACTTAGTTAAAAATGTCGACGCTAAATTTAGACGGAGTCGAATCTATTAAAGGAAGAAAAGTAAAATTGTTATATATTGCCGAAAGTGTTAGCCTTAACCCTATATTACTAGGTAGGTTTGATGATATCTGGGTATCTGTGCCAGAGATAAGCGATCTTTCTTATCGATGGGAATTGCTGCTAGGCGTTATTTTTGTAGATAGAATATCTTTCGTGATTCAATCAGAAATCACAACCAGCAATAGGCTGGATAAGTTTACGTTGGAATTTACTTTAGAAGATTTGGAGTACCAAGAGGACTACCTTGGTGAGATGACACAGTATGAGCCAATGCGACTTGCTGTAGGGAACTGTCTTGCCTTTGCTAAAAAAGCATTTACTCGTTACAAGCCTACTGATAAGATAATCATGGTGACTCATTGGGATGGAATTGCTGAATCTATCTGTGCGTTAGACGGTATCAAACGAGCTAATGCTTAATGAGCGATCCTGGTATAATGTCAAATGTGATCGCCGGCCATCTCCCAAAACAAAGATTAAAGGATGAATATCATGGATAGATTAAAATATGAAGAATATAAACAATGGGCAGAAGGAGATACCTTGACACTTCCATTTAGAGAAATGTTGAAATCAGACAAGACACTAACTCATGTTATTTTCCCAGAGGAATTAATGGATTTTTTTCTACATGAAGCGAATGAAGCGATAGGCAATAACGAAGATAGTTTAACCGAGTATATATCAGAGCAGCTTCTTAAGTTAATCCATTTATCCTTACTATTAGCCGATGAGCGCGGGATTGGATTAAACAATTTACGCTCCTATAACTTAGCAAAAATGGAACGTTACTAGATTTTAATTAATTATCTGCGATCGCTGATTAATTTGTTGACAAAGGATTAGATGTTATGGACATCATGAAATACCCGGCTTGTTCTCGAGATGAGTTTTTCAAAAAATACCCATTATGGGAAATAGCAAAAGAGGACGTATTGGCCCCGACGTGCCGACAAGCGATAGAAATGTATTATATCGAAGGATATTCTTTTGCAAAAATTGATTGGATGATGGGGTATCGCAGTCGAGGATTTGCTAAACGATGGCGAAACAAAGGATTGTATCTACTAGATATTTATCACGGATATATTGAAAAAGATACTGATTGGCGATCGCTGACCATCTCACAAAACAAAGCACACAAACTAATCAATGCTTAGGGTGCTTTGTGCTATACTAATATTAATCACCGCGAATAAAAGTAGCTTGCAACTACTAATATCGCATAACGGTGATACCCCTAAATTCACTAGAGGATAAAATCTATGTTAATCGTTTTTCGGACGGAAATCAACGTCGGTGGTCAAAAGACGTTTGCTTATACCTCCGACGAGGTTGATAATAATGGTAAACCAATCAACTATCTAAACAATACTCAGCTAGCAGAATTGATTGGACTTGATGAATCTACTACTCGGCAAAATAGACTATCTAAAGAGCTGAAAGCAATGCTAGGAGAAAAAACTATTCCGATGTTGGGATATTTTTTAAATAAGAGAGGTGCTATGACGACTAATTAAACTAGATGAATTTTGCAGGAAACAATGTAGTAAGCATTCTGAATTAATCTTAAAAATAAAAAAAGATAAAGATGAAGAAATTGCCGGATTAACAAACTACTTTTCTCGAATAAATCAAAAGGACGTGTAATATGACTATTTTAGATATTGTTCCAATTCTTGCAATTATAAGTAATTTTTTGGTAATAATAACTTGTTGGTGGTTACGCCATAAATTGTACAAAAAAGACTTATTAATTGATACGTTAATAACAATCATTAACAATAATAACGAAACTCGGAATAAAACTTGATTTATTATTGTTAGAAGTTTAAATAAATAATTCAAGATGCTAATATCTACTGATAGTATTCAAAAAATAAAAGAAGCAACAAATATTGTTGACGTAATAAGTGATTATGTTGTATTAAAGAAGGCGGGACAAAGTCAAAAAGGGGTTTGTCCTTTTCATGATGATAAAAGCCCAAGCTTTTTTGTGACAGAAGACAAGCAAGTATACCATTGCTTTGGGTGTGACGCTGGTGGGGATGTTGTTGATTTCTTGACCAGATTAAATAATCAAAGTTTTAGTGAAGTAATCCTGGACTTGGCACGACGCAGTAATATTGAGGTTGAATTCACAGGGAACAGTAACATAGAAGAGTTTCAGCAGCAAAAACAACTGGATGAAAACTTAAAAGAAGTTTTAGCGATCGCCTCTAAGTACTATCAATCTCAGTTATCAGGAAGTGCGGGAGAAAAAGTCAGGGAGTATCTAGATGAGAGAAAACTAATTCAAGAGACAATAGATAAATTTCAATTAGGTTATGCACCTAATGGGTGGGATAGCTTGTATCAGTATTTAGTTGCAGATAAAAAATACAGACCAGATGTCTGTGTGCAAGCTGGCTTGATAATAAAAAAAGAAGATGGTGGCTATTACGATAGATTCAGAGACAGATTAATGGTTCCTATCTGTGATACCTTAGGTAAAGTTATTGCTTTTGGTGGTCGCTCCTTAGACGGTAGCAATCCTAAGTACTTGCATTCCCCAGAAACAAGGCTATTTGAGAAAAGTAAAGTTTTGTTTGGGTTGAATCATGCGGTTAAAAGTATTGGGCAAGAGGATTGTGCAATTGTTGTCGAGGGTTATTTTGACGCGATCGCTTTACATCAATCTGGAATAACAAATGTTGTGGCTTGTCAAGGGACGGCTTTAACAAAGAATCAAATAAACAGATTAATTAAATACACAAAATCGAGACAGTTAATATTATTTTTTGATGGAGACAATCCTGGTGTAGAGGCTTCCCGTAGAACCATTGAATCTGTCTTTGATTTGATTAATATTGAGCAATTCCATTTAAAAGTATTATCTCTCCCAAATAACTTAGACCCTGCTGATTGGATTTCTCGGTACACAGTAGACAGCCTTAAGGAAAAAATAACAACTGCTCCTTACTGGGTAGAGTGGTTATTAAATAATATTTTTAAAGATAAAGACTTAAACGACCCGGTGGTTCGGGCTAAAGTTTATCATGATGTTGCAGTGTTGTTAGCAAGGATTGAATCTCAGCCATTACAAGCTCATTATTTGGCTTATTGCTCCGAAATATTGGGAGCGGGAAATAGTGGATTAACTGCGCATTACCTGGCAGAATTGTCTAAATCAATAAACACCCCAATTAAAAAACAAGTAGATTCAACGGAAGTACTTAAACCTCAGACAATCAATAATACTGAGTTTACTTTGCTAAAAATCTATCTGCACAATGAAACTGATAGGGATGAAATAAATAACTTGCTATACGCATCTCAGATAACGTTTGTGGATGATATAAGTAGAAAGTTGTGGAATTCTATGCGCCAGATAGAAAAAACATCTAGTTTAACGATTGACTCTTATCGAACTTATCTAAGCAACAGTAATCTTTTGCCAGAAAATGAATTACGGGATTTATTCTCTGGTGAAATTCAAAACTATTGTATTAATCTATTAATTAACGGGCTTAAAAGAAAAGCTATACAAAGACAAATAGATTATTACAAAAAGTTATGGTTAAATACCACAGATAAAAATTTACAAGCATATTATCAATCAATCTGGCAAGAACTATTGACGGTTGATTAAATTTCCTAGTCTAAAATATCCCGCGATTCTTTGTCCATTTACTTCTCGCTGTTTAAGTGGTATCTCTTGTCCAGATTCTATGACGGGAACAAAATCAAAGACACCTTGTCTACCATTAATGACAGCCGTTACATTTTTTCCTTGTTCTACGTCAAGCAAGGTTTTTGGGTTAATTAGGTAGCCTTCAAAATAAATGCGATTATAGTCAACTCCTGATTGCACAACTAAATTAGGATCTTTTTTTTGTTGAACAGTCGCAGTACAAATAATGACATTGTTTCCGGTTGAATCTGGCACTAAATTACCTGTTTCTGTGTCTATTATCCAGTCTGGAAATGATTCAAAGGTAAAGACTGCATTAACTAATGGTGATTGAGTATAAAAATTATTTGTTTTAACAAAATCTAGAATCGAGAAGGGAGAAGCAATTAAATCGGTGCGATCGCTGGTAAGTTCAACTAAGTTTTCTCCCAACGTCTGATAAGTAGATGTTACCCTTATAAAGTGATTTTGGTAAGTAGCTTTTAAATATAATTTATCAATTGTCGCTTCAGCAATATTAATCCATTGTATTCCGTCAATACTTTTTTGCCATTGATATGTAACAGTTGATTCATTGACTCCATTTAAGTCTTCAATAATAGCAGTTAAAACTTTATATTGTCTGGGGTCTCCTGTTATCGTTAAGATTCCAATAATTTCAATGGTGGTAACTGTAGCTGTTGGAGCACTAGCAACAGTTTCACTAGTATTTAAGTTATCAGTATATCCAGCTGTTACTCTAATGCGTCTCCCTACTAAGTCATTAACAAGTGCAAGTTGAAATGATGTAGCTCCCACAATATTTGACCAACTAATACCATTATCTGTACTTGACTGCCACTGGTAATTGATAGTAGAAGTTCCATCAGCATCAGTGACTGTTGCTGTAAGAGTATTTCCTCTAACAGCATTTCCGGAAATACTTACTGACCCGGGTATATTGATGTGGGTAACTGTAGTAGTTGGAGCACTAGTAATGGTTTCACTAGTACCTAAGTTATCGGTATAACTAGCGGTTACCCTAATCCGTCTTCCTACTAAAGCGGTAACAAGTGCGAGTTGAAAGGATGTTGCATTTACAATATCTACCCAATCAATATTGTTTAAGCTTGACTGCCACTGGTAACTGATGTTGTTAGGAGTCCCATCAGCATCAGTTACTGTTGCAGTAAGTGTCTCTCCTCTGACAGTATTGCCATAAATATTAACAGACCCGGGTATATTTCTAGGTGGACAAGTTCCCCACTGGGGTCGAGTTGAATCACCTCCCATCCAATTAGGGGTAGAAGCATCAAAATTTAAAGGTTTACTTGTTATTAGATTTACACACCATTGTGATAAATTTTGATTGAAATTGGTCGCACCTTCAAACATACTATTCATATTAGTAACCTTACTAACATCCCAGTTATTTAGAGGTTGATTAAAATTGACTGCATTAGTAAACATAAGCTCACTACTAGTAACCTTACTAACATCCCAGTTATTTAGAGGTTGATTGAAATTGGCTGCATTAGTAAGGAAATACGCCAGGCTAGTAACTTTACTAACATTCCAGTTACTTATTGCGCCATTAAAATTAATTGCAACTAAAAACATAAACGTCATATTAGTAACATTACTAACATTCCAATTGTTTAGAGATTGATTAAAACTAGTGGCATACGCAAACATACCACTCATATTAGTAACATTACTAACATTCCAATTGTTTAGAGGTTGATTAAAACTAGATGCTAGTAAAAACATGTTATTCATATTAGTAACATTACTAACATCCCAATGATTTATTGCTCCATTAAAGCTACCCGTATCGGTAAACATACTAGTTAAATTAGTTGTTCCCGTTAAATTTAAGGCATCGCTTGCAGTTAAGGTTAGATTAGAGCAACCATGAAAATAATTAGCACTATTCCCAACTCTCAAATTACCCCATTGGGAAATATTTATAATTTTTGTCTTATCTCCTGTATTAGCAAATCTGAAACCAATAATTGTTCCTGTAATGGATACAGTATAAGTGCCTGGTGTTGCGTATGTATGAGTTGTTGCAGGTTGATTCCAAGTAGTAATTACGTCACTACTATTGTCCCCCCAGTTTACAGTAAAGTTGTACGTACCACTGGGTTCGAGCGGCAGGGTGATTTGATTGTTTGCGCTTATTCCCCCGGTATTATCTGTTTTCCATTGTGAAATAAAAGTCATATATTATTCTCCACAATCCTAAAGAATTTTTCTATAATTGCTATTCGACAATAAGGGACAATACCCGCATCTAGGTTGTACTCAGGAAAAACAGGAGAAGTATACTTAAGCTGATTATCTTGAAAAGCATCTAATAAAGCTTCAACCGATGTATTTAATTCTCCATTACCGTCCCATTGATTAAGGTAAATTTCCCATTTACGAGTACGCATACTGTCATTATTTAGTAGTGCTGTAGCATTTGGTCTTGGGCGGTGAATAACCACCTCAATCCCAGATATAGTTGTTTCAGGAGGGGGATAGTTAGCCCCATAAACTTTATCAGGAATAACAGCGATCGCCGGAATTGAAGAGGTTGCTTTAGGTAAAAAATAAACCCCTATCTTATTCCCCAAAGCATTCACTATTAACGTGCGTAAAAACATAGGAGTTAAAAATAATGGAGCAGAGCTAGTCATCTAATTCCTCATCTCCATTACTTATAATCTGTGCGTTTAACCCTTGTTGTTGGAGGTATGTAACAAAAGCTCTAGTGATTCCTACACCATTTAATTTTTTAGCGGCTCTTTCTCCCCAATGGCGACCGGGGACAAATTTCTCCCCACCGTAAGGATGAAACCCAGCCCATACTGCTGGTGCGTAACTAAACCCAGATTTAGGATCTTTAGGAGACCATTCTAAAGTGACTTCATTTGATGTAGCGTCTACAATTTTACTGTCTCGCAATCTCCCTGTGTCTACAATGTCTTGCCCGGAGAAGCCGATATCTCCAAATTCTTCAGTAGACTCAATCACTTCATCTACGTAAACATTGTAATCAGCAACTGTTTGACCAAATGCTTCCTCAATTAGTTTCTCAATTTCATCCATTATCTAAAACTTCCTCGTTTATTTATTTTTAGAGAATTCATCTCCGTCGAGACATTGATTGTCTTGTTTTTAATTGTCACTTTTAAATTTTTACCCAAATTAGAATCATAAGACCGCTGTATTTTAGGAGTTCTTGCGTCTAAGATTCTTTTGATTGCTTGTTGAATTTCGTAATTACTTTGCATTTTGTTGTTGATGATGCCATGTTAAAAATTCTTCTAACAACTGAGGAGTTAAATCTTGTTTAATTCCCAACTCTTGTGACTTTCTAGCCAACGCCTTCCACTCAAAAAATTCCATGAGTGTTTCTGGGTCTAAATCGTTCCCCTCATAATTAATTTTATCTAACTTGTTAAGTGTAATTCTTTGCTTAATAAGTTCATGAATTAATCTCAAGAAAGAAACATCGCCAGCATTAGTAGGCTCAATTCGGTGAGTTTCTATTGTAGGACCTTTTTGATTGGTGACATCGTTCTTATAAACAACAACTTTTCTTCGTTGACTGAGCAAGAAAGAATGAAAAGCTACTTTGATTAAATAATTAATCTGTGCTTCTGTGTAAGCAAGATTAGACTGTAGGCTGTAATTATGACTAGACTCGTCTAACCATCTATCACGGAGATTCCTAGTTGTCTCAGCAATCTTTTCTTTACTTGCTTTAGTTTTTTTATAAATCTCTTCTCGAGTTTTTTGTTGAAAGATGAGACCTTCTACCAGATCTTCAAAAGCTTCGTTAGATAACATTTTATTTTTATTTTATTAAATTAATATATACATAGTTTGTTTTTATTATAACTAATCTTATTGGAGATGTTTTCTTATGACAGTTAAATCACTTCCTTTTGTCACTAAGCCTGTTAAACAAGATTTAGTGATTATTGGAGATGAACGGTCTGGGACAATTGCATTACCTCGTTACGATGACCTTACTCCTAATGAGAAAATGAAGATTGATGAAGAAATAAAAGAATTGCCAGATACTGAGCAAATGCTCATTAAGTTGGTAAATAATATTTCGGAAAAGACGGGAACTCCTGTAGAAGAGGTTTGGGATTCCGTTCGCAATAACGACGCTTCCAAACTGATGAAAGGCGATATGGAAGGACTAATGGGATTACGCCGAGTCCAAGAAGAAAACGCAGGGATTAAACGACTTATTTACGCATATGTTATGTTAAGGTTCAGATGTCCTGAGTGTGCAGAATGGACAATAAAAGACGTAGGAAATCCTGACTTAGTCCCAACTCGGTTATTGAGACATTTAGAGATATTCTGCATAAAAGAAATGAATAGAGGAAGACTCCCTCTAGAAGAGTTAGACACGGATGATATTGAAGAAGCGGTGACAGTAAAAAAAATCAAAGGGGTGAAAGTAGAGGAGGAAGCAGCAGCGTAGATATTGATTGGGTCGAGATTTTCTGGAGAGTACATAAGTACTTTCCTCACGATTCTAGGTTCAACCATGAAAACTTTGGCAACACACCTATTAATATTATTTTTCAGGCACTAGAATATGGACACAGATTTTACAAGGAAGACTTGCATTACCAGGAGCTTGGTATGGCAACACTCACCAGCTATTTTGTTAATGCCAACAGAGACCCGAAGAAGGGTTCTGGGGTTACGCCGTCCGATTTCTTCTACTTTAAACCTGATTCCTCCTCAGATATTAGCCCAGATGTAGCTACTACCTTTTTCTCTTTGGTCAAAGATCAGCTGTTATCTAATTGGGCGGTTGGGGTGTTACCTATCAAGGAACTAAGTGCGCTAAAAGATAAAGGAAGAATAGCCAAAAGCAGGGCGTTTGTCGGAGTTGATTGTAATATATTAGTTTTGTGCCCTCTGGTAATAGGCTATAAACTTTTTTGTGGATTTTTGGTTATTTGGGAAGTCAACAGAAAAGAACACACATCTATGTTACTTAAATCTGTTGATAATCCAGATAACATTATTCGGGTTATTACTCCAGAGAGTGACTCTAACATCGTTACCATGAGTTACTCTAACTATTACTTGGTGATGACAAATGTCGTAAGAGGGTTACCTAATGCTAGACAAGAATGATTGCATTACTATTGACCGTGTCAAGCTACAAGGCAAAACTTATGTTTTTAAGCCGGAACTAGAGCTATTTCTGCAAGTTGAAAATAATAATCAAAAAAGACTCCCCTTGTTGATTATTCATCAGCCAAGATTAGAGCTATCGGTTTTTGCTCACACCAAAGAAAAGTTATTGCGTGAAGCCATAGAACAAATCAAGTTTCTAATTGAGGAGTATGTTTTGGCAGATGATAAAAACTTTTCCCCAGGGGCAAAGCAGTTACGGAAAACTTGGTTAAAGATTATTACGAATTAACTAATTTAGTTTATTTATTTACAAATCTTTGCTAAGATACTTTCATGCGCCGCGAACAAGGGGTAGTTAGCGCTACCGCCTATCGCATTCAGCGCAGCCAGCTAAAAGGACTAGCCGACGTTTAAAATTTTAACAATTTTTGGCGCGTTTGCTTGTTCTCCAATAAAAATCTAGGAGAAAATATGACTGAATTAACTTGGAAAGGCAGTACATTTGAGTAGCGAGATAAGGACGATTTTGTTTGTCTTACTCAAATGGCTACGATTTTCAGTAAAAAAGTAAACCATTGGCTAGACACAAATAACTCAAAAGCATATATAGAAGCCGTTTCGAGTGAAACCGGAATTCCGGCATCACAATTATTAGTTAGCTTGAAAGGAAATTCTGGAAACTTTGAACAGGGAACGTGGGCACATCCATTGATAGCGATCGCCTTTGCTCAATGGTTATCCCCTGAGTTCCATGTGTGGTGCAATTTGCATATTAAACATTTGATAGAGCAATCAGCACAACCACAACCTCAACCAGTAATAACGGTTACCACTGAAGATATCCGTGTACAAGCTTCCACTATTAAGTATTTTACTGATTGTGGAGATTTGCAGTTAGCCCAGCTTCTTAAAAATAAACTAGGTAATGCCCTACTAGCTGAACAGCAAATGTTACCTGGAACTACTGCACCGCTATTAGAAGGTGCAGTGGATGTTGCTATCCGCTTAGGATTCCAAGTTCCCAGGAATTTTGGGTGCACACTTGGAAAATACGTTAAATCTCGTTGTGCCCATCTTATTGAAGGAACAGGTCAACGCTACTCAAATGCTTCAGCGAAGCAGATTCCAGCGACTATGTATCCCGCCAACAATCCTGAAGTTGAAGGTGCGGTACTTGACTACTGCGTATCAAAAGCATTTCGGTCTTACCGCGTTGAGCTAAGCTAGTAAGTACTCAATCCTAACAAATACCATCATAAAAAACAATGAATTTACTTCAAGAAGCAATGAATTTACCTCAAAAACCAATGAACTTACATCAAGATACAATCAGCCTAAACCAAAGTATTGATACTACATTTTTGACAATATTCGATTACACATCATCTTCTGGGGAAAAATTTAGACTACAAAGAGTCAAAAACGATCCTTTAGGCAGAGATTGTGCCTATCTTGATACAACAACAGCTTTATTTGTCGAATACGGAGACAAACAGATGGGTAAATTATCCGAAAAAATAAACAATATCAAAGGGATAGCGATTGTATCTTTTATTCATAAATACCGAGTGTATTTACAAAAAGGGGATTTGTTTGAATGGTCAGAAATAGCTGAGCAAATTCGGAATCTTTTAGAAGAAAGGTTTGAGTACACCTCTTTGTCTGGGAAAAAATTTCAATTAGAAATAATCAAAAACGATTCTTTAGGCAGAGATTGTGCTTTTCTTGACACAAACATCCTTTTATATGAAAATTATCAGGATGAAAAAATGATTGCACTAGCTAACAAGATGAAAAGCATTCACGGTGTAGTACAGATATTTTTTATCAATAAATTTCGGTTGCACATAGAGAAGGGAAACTTTTTTGATTGGAAGAAGATAGCAATGCAAGTTATTGAAGTTTTGGAAAAGACATTAGAGCAAGAGGAATCAGGAGAATGTTAGATGACGTAAGGTAAATCCAAAAAACCGTTAACCAAAATAGTAACACCGACACAAAGAAGAAATGCTCGAAACACTTCAACTTTGTTTTACCGTCGGCGACCCCAAACACAACTTGAGGATTCTGAAATGGTATCATATCCACGCGCTGAATTGGCGACAGTTTGCATTGGCAGTTTAAAACTAGAAGGCTTAATGATTGAAAATGGAACTTTTGGGATTGCAGTGCCACAAATTTGTAGTCTTTTTCAGTTCGACAAAAACCAAGCTTCTAGAGCTATTAAATCTATAATGGGCGCATCTTTCCAGTTCGACAAGTGGAATACTACTCTAAACCCAAAAGCCGTTAACGTATTGCTTCTATCTAATTTTGAGTTAGTACTTTTTGAGCTAGCTATTAAACAAAACCCAATCGCTATTGACCTTTCAAGGACTTTGATGGGACTTTCTCTCCAGCAATTATTCTCAGATGCTTTTCATGTCAAATTTGAAACAGAAGAGCGTCAAGCATGGATATTCAACCGCGATCGCTCAAAGACAACATTCAAAAAATATCTGACTGATTCTCTAAAAGCTTATGGGTACACAGAAAATTGGCAGTACGGTAAATTCATCCATGAGATGCAAGCCGGGCTAGGAATTGAAGATGGCACGCGAGATGATTTAGATAATGAGACGCTAGTAAAGCTGACAACTACTCAAGAATCTATCGGATTAGCTATCGAAATGGGACTAGAACCTTATGAAGCTATGCGCCGTTGCATTAACCGCATGAACTAACTACGGCTAAAGCTTCTTTTTCCCGCTAACCTGACTCTTGGTTAGCGGTTTTTTTCTTGTCCAATTAAACAGCCAATTAAAGCCAATTAAGCATATTTTGACCACCCCACATCCTTACTGTCCTTAGAAATGAAAGCTAGAGCAGCCAATACCGAACAATAATCATCTACTTGCAGTCCACTTCCTCCAGATACAGTCCAAGAACCCGACTTATTGTAATGAACCTGCAAGTTAGTTAACTGGCTAATAGTTTTGTCGTGAGGGTATAGAGCTATTTGATTGAGGTTAAATAATTCCTTTAGATAGCCATAAGCAATGATTTTATTGTTATGCGTCCAGGTTAATTCGGCAATTTTAGAGCCTAGTTTTGCATTGAGTCGCTGAATAGTAGAAGCGCTCTGGAATTGGTCTAAAACTATCTTCTTAAACCCGTAATCCTGGTGTCGAGCCATAATCCATTCTTCTACCTTGCTAATGTCTACTACCTTCTTGCTCCCTTGATGAAATGATGGAAGAAACTCATGGAGATAGTCAACAACTAACTTAGTTCCTTCTTGATGGGCGATCGCCGCAGTAAAAGCATCTCCAGATAAGGCAGGGTCAAGAGCCAATAAATACTTGTTGCGATAAGTTTTTTGAGGAGGTGTTGTGCCAGATAAAGTAACTGACTCCCTAATTTTATCTACATCCAAGAACGCAGCAAAGTCTACCGAGAAGTTAGCTCCATACTCAACCTCATACATGATAGGGTCTCGTTTTTTTGCTGAGGCTAGAAAAGCTTCCGAGATAGTGGGGTTGACTTCCCATGTTGGGTAATTAGCTACATGAATCTCTGGGTATTGTCCAGATAAACCTTTTTGGTAGTTGTCATAAAATATCCCTTGTTTGGTCCAAGGGGTACTAATCATCAATAACCGACCATAGTCACCAAACTGGGCTATAGATGGGGCGATCGCTTGATAAAGTTGTTCCCCAGTCTGTTCCCCATATCCTGTTCTATAGTGTGCAGCTTCATCAAAGATAGCCAACGCCACGGAGTAACCACGTACACCTTTAGCCGTATTTGGGACGGCTTTAAAAATAGCTCCATTCTTCAATGTCACTGAAGTTGCGTTATTGCTTTTTATCAGCATCTTCAGTGTAGGGGAATTCTCCAAGAATATTTTTACTTGGTCAAGAGCAATTTTTGCTTGCTCTTCATTATTGGCAACGAATAAAACATAATAACTCTCATTGGCTCTAATATATTTCTTGAAGATAGGGGCTAAGGCTGTACAGGCATAAACCGCGCTTGCCGCTGCACAAAAGGTTTTACCGCTTCTTCTCCCTAAGCACCATACCCCCATTGTGTAGGGCTTATTCCAGAAGTCATATATTATTTCTTTTTGAATCGGGCGAAAGGTGATATCTTTACCTATTAGATAAGGTTCGGTAACAAAAGTTTCAATAGAGGGAATTAACATAATGAATAAAAAATAATAACTTATTAACAGTGTCTAAAAAGAGTTTGTTTTAGCAGTTCTTGATTTTATACCTAAAAGGATTTGTTTAACCCGTTGACAAAATTTTATTTTAATGAAAGTTTTTTATTTTAATAAAATTTTATTCCTGTTAAGGGTTTTGATAATTATTTGATTTCTAATAAGAGTTTTGTTATAGCTTTTGATTTTTTATTCCTAGTAAGGGTTTTGATAATTAGTTAATTTCTAGTAAAAGTTTTTTTGATTTTTTCAGGGTAACTATAATTATAAACTGCTAAACTTATTTTTAACAGAGTTTTTTATAATTTTTGGTAATGTCTTTTCCTAATATAGGGTTTGCAATCGAGGTTATGTATTAACAACAAAAGTTTTAAATAACATTGTTGATTTTTATTTCTGGCAAGAGTTTTTTAAAACCGAGGTTTTAAAAGTTTTTAAATAATCAACAATATTATTCCTAGTAAGGGTTTTTTAGAATATAGCTTCTCCACAAAAATCTTTTAGAGTTGAACGTGCTTTAGATTTTTAAATTTTATTATAAGCATCATAAACATAGCTAAACACAAATCTTGGGAAACAGTCAAAATCCCAGTACCCTTGTTCATCAAATATCTCAACAGACAACTGATATTGGTGTTCAATTTCATTTGCAACAGCAGAATATAAATTCTCCACCCAGATATTTTCCTGGTCTTTAGTTTTTATCCGGCAAATTGCGTGATAAGTTTCGTATTCTTTTTGATCAATGGAAAATTCATAGTATCCATTGACAAACATACTATGGTCATCACATCGAAAAGCAGAACATTTTAATTTAATTTCTGGATAATTTTTATCCGCAGGAATGTTGCAGTAAAATATTTCTTCAGATATCATAATCAATCATTTTTTAATTTATATTCAAAATAATACTTGATTTTATTTTCTTGGTGAAGAGTTTTAAATATATTTTTTATCTCTTGATACCGAAAATAATCTTGTTTTAGTTTTTCTAGTGTTAAATCTACATCTCTGGTTCGATTGCGAGTAATTACTCTTTCCCAACAAGTCTCAAGGGGAATATCTAAATAAATCAGGCAGTCTGGGTAAGACTTGTCTCTAAAAATCTTGTTTTTTAATGCGGTAAAGTCTTTATGGAATTTGCCATTATAAACTAGTGCAGACATTTGGCATCGAGACCAGATGTAACAATTCTTGGGGTTTTGCTGAGCAATCGCATAAGAACGATTAATATCTTCTAGTGCCCATAACCCACCTAGTAAATTGTTATTTTCTGCAAAATAATCTAAGGCTTTTTCTCCCTCAAAAGAATAGTTATTAGGATGATGAGTAATTATAGGGTTTTGGTTTTTTAAAGTCTGTTTTAGTTTGTTTATTAAAGTTGTTTTTCCACTTCCATTGATTCCCTCTACAGCTATAATCATTTAATACATTTCTCGCAACTAGAGTAATTATTGAGATGATAACAGAAATTAGATTATCGCAAATCAAGGATACTTATACAGGGAATAAAGCCATCTTAACTTCTTTAATAAAGTTATTAAAGGAGTCTCCCAGAATACCTGAGATTATTCTGCTTTATAAAAGTCCAGAATGGATAACTCAAATGCAAGTATACGAGCCATTGCCTATTTACGCTTATTTAATCAAAGCTTTAAAATTGGCTTATCCTGACATTAAAGAACAATCTTGTATAACGTTGCTTGGAATAGTGGTAACCGAATCATTTAATGATGGGCTAGATATTTTACTGGAGTCAAATAAATTAAAACTATTAATAAACAAAAGAGATAAGTTTTCTCAATTTAGTCAATTAGTTAATGAAGCAGAGGTTAGCGATGATTCTAAATGATAAACAAATTAATCACTTAGCTAATACAGCAGGAATGATTGCCCCGTTTGAAAAGCAGTTGGTTTCTAGACTAAATAACCGTAAAGTAATTAGCTATGGGTTAAGTTCATACGGCTATGATATCAGGTTATCCGAAAAAGATTTTCGGATATTTACGAGTAGAAAAACTAAAAAGTCTGGTAATTTTCTGCTAACAAAAAAAATTAATAACCCGAAGTGTTTTAACGAGGATTCGGTCGAGCAATTAACTAGTATAGTCGATTCGTATGGCGAATTCTTCGTTATCCCCGCTCATGGCTATGCTCTAGGAGTCTCTGTAGAAGCTTTTAATATGCCAGAGGATGTGACTGGGGTATGTTTGGGAAAATCAACTTATGCTAGAGCTGGAATAATTGCCAACATAACGCCGTTAGAAGCTGGTTGGCGCGGTTATCTTACTCTAGAATTTGCTAATACATCCAACACCCCATGTCGATTGTATGTTAATGAAGGAATAGCTCAAGTTCTTTTTTTCAAAGGGGAATCGTGCCAAACGTCTTACTCTGACAGAAAAGGCAAGTATCAAAATCAACCTCAAACAGTCATATTCTCAAAAGTTTAATGAAATATCGTCATCAAAATCTTGTTGCTTTAATGGGTTACTACGGTGGGGACGAAACCCATTGTTTATCAGCTTGGCAGTCTACCTGTTTAGATAATATAGACTCCCTATCATCTCTTTATGAAAAATCAGTAAATGATGGTTCTGGAGGGAAGACTTGGATTAATTCGTTATTTGAAGACACAAAAAAAAATAGAAAGCGATCGCCGAAAGAATTGTTACTCTCTTTGGCTAGAGCAGGTCATCATACTCCCTTTGAAAAAAGTACCTTACATTTTCAGGTACGAGCCGATATCGCTAGTCATATCCACTTTCTTAAACATCGTATTGGTGTGTCTATTAACACGGAATCTGCCAGATACAAAGAACTTCCTGATAAGTGGTATCTCCCCTCAGACTGGGCTGCATTTGACGGGACAGAGATTCATCTAGTAAATGATTTATCAGAAACTTTAGCCAATTATCCAGAATTTAACGAGCCTGGAGATATTATTAATTTACTTAATTCCTATGCCGAGTTAGGGCACAGGTTATATCATTTGACTTGCTCTAGATTGACTCCAGTAGTAGGAAGAAAAAGAGCAAAAGAATGTAGCAGGTACTTTCTTCCTTACTGCAAGCAAGTAGATTTTGATGTTACTTTTAACTTTAGAAGTTTTGTTCATTTCCAGCGACTACGAAATTCTTCCGATGCGCAACTAGAAATACAAAAGATAGCACAAATGATGCTATCTTTGGTTGAGTGTATTCCAGATAATCCTTTTCAGTTATCTTTAGAAGCTTTTGGATTAACCGAGGCTAATCTTGATCTAGTTTAGCTTCTATCTTTTTTCTTTTCTCGTATAGCCATTGCGTACTTATATTAAGTTCCTTGGCTATTTTTCTGTTAAATTCTCTATGTCCATTAAGACCATAGTAACTACTAATAATATATATTTCTTCATTAGTAAGACGAGATTTCTTTTTTTCCCAGTCAGGATAACGAGCGAGAAAACTTTCTTTTTTTTCTTCACACAGCTTCTTTTTTACTGGAGCATACTTATTCCGTTGATAAACGGCTTGGTAGGTTTCTAGTTGTCTTCTTGTTTTTTTCATGGCTAAATAAAAACTCATTTACTTGCTGTTTTCAATAGTATCAAGTAAATGAGTTTAAGGCAATATTACAAAGCCAGATTACGAAGTCTATTGTATTGAGGTTCAAACCCTACCTTGACCGTTCCGGGCTTTCCAAAACGGCTTTTAAGGACAATTATCTCTAGTATTCCCATGGGTGGAGCTTCTTCGGGTTTGTAATAGTCAGGATTATATAAACCTAGTATTAAGGCAGCTTCTTGTTCATACCCGCCTGTTCCCCGAATATCTTTCATTGCAGGACGTTTATCGGATTGAGATTCGACTCCTCGATTAATTTGTTCTAGTCCAATTAGTGCTACATCAAAATCTTTTGCAATTGCTCGCAACTGTTTGAGAGTATGGTCTAATTCTAATACCCTGTTTCGATATTTTGATTCAATATCCATGATCCCAACATAATCAACAAAAACAACATCCGGCTTCTGTCCTTTCTGGACTTGTTTTGTTAATTCGTTGCGAATGTGATCAACTGTTGTACTTGAATACTCGTCTATCAAAAAACTTAATTCACTTGCTGCTGGAATAGCAGAAATAAAAAGCTCTAAATCTCTCACGTCTTTTAGTCCTTGGCTTCGGAAAAGATTTGAAGCATTAAGTTTTGGATGAGGATCTTCTTTTGCTATTATTCGAGCCATTATTTTCTTGACCAATTGAACCTCAGTCATCTCCAGAGAAAAGTAACAGACTTTCTTGCCTTGTTGGGCTAAATTCATTGCTATTTGTACGGCAGTTGTTGTTTTTCCCATGCCAGCTCGAGCAACTATAGCAGAAAACGAACCTCTTGGAAACCCTCCAGTTAATTTATCAAGGTCATAAAGTCCTGTATTTAATGAAACGGTATCCTCTTCACTATTTAGTTTTTCGATGTCATCCAAAACATTTGGCATGATTGTTTGAATATCTCGCAGTCCATTAGTCGTAGGGCGCAGTCTATCTCCCAACCCTAAAAGAATCTCTGTATATTCCTGAATTATTTCTAAAGCTTCTGTGCTGGGGTCATACAATTGCCCTGCTATCTCATGTGTTATTGATAGTATCTTGCGTTTTATGCTATTATGTTTAATAACATTCACAACCTCCATTGGGTTGTAACACATATATCCTTTTTCAATTAAATCAGCAAGCTTGGGTCTTCCCCCCACACTTGTTAAGTGATTTACGTCTTCTAAAGCCAGTGTGACTGTAATCAAGTCCACTGGTTTATTTTTTCGATGCAATTGCTTTATAGCTTCAAAGATTTTTTGATGAGCTGGAGAATAAAAATCGCTGACATCCAGCTCTTGGAGAATTTCGAGAAGGTTATCGCTATTCATTAATAGTAACCCTAGTAAACTTTCTTCTCCTGATAGAGAATTTGGAGGTAGCTTCCCTTGCGTTGTCATACAAACTCCTTTATTTGTTAATTCACAAACTTGTTTAGACAAGAAAATATTATCTCTTATCTTGGTCAAAAAAGCTAACTCGCTTTGGCTAATCCCGCGAATTTTTTCATCGCCTTGATTTTGTTTAAGTCTCTCTCCGGTCTTTCAATTTGCCGATTACGGCTCAACCAGCAACGGGCATAGTCCTGAAAGTTTATCCAATAGCGCATCATTTTCTGATCATCTTTCTTGAGAAGACAAGCTATATCTAGTTCGCTTAAAATCTCATAATTTTTGAGCCATTCCTCAAAAAACTTGTAGAGAGTCCCTCTGGTGGTGATATAAGGCTTTTTATCCGAAGCCTTTAGCTTTTGGCTTGTTCGTGGTTTTGATGGTGGGCGTTTGGTCGTCGGTGGTTTTGTTGGTTTTGTTGGTGGCTTCTCTGGTGCTGTCTGTACTTGTTTCGGAGTTTGACTCACTGTCTCCGTCAAAATTCCTTTCTTGGAAGTGCTTCGCAAAGAAGGCTTTGAAGTATTCTGGCGGTTCGATGGAGTCAAGCTCTGCGTCGATAATGTCTGGCACTTCGTAGCTTCTACCTCCTGTTTGGGAGGTTGAGACTTTTTTATCTCAGCCATATTTCTTGTTCGTTGACTAGCTCCTTTTTTTGTATAGTCTAGATAAATCATTTCAATTATTTGTTGTCCAAGAACTATCTTTATGCCATCAGTACTTGTTTTGGTTGTAATAAGTTTTTCTTTTTTTAGTTCTAGTAGAGAGTTTCGCACTTTATACTCACTAAGTCTAGAGTCTTTCTGTAGACTCTTGTGAGTAGTTTCCAATACTTTGGAGTGATAAGCGGCTGTTATGATCGCATAAAGCAATCTAAAAGAATCAGGGGTGATTTTCAATTGGTTAAGTTGGAAGAGCATAAATTTTCCTCTTAGACGTTTTTACATTTTAATCGACGATGGTTATTTTTTAAACAATTTACAAACAAACTTTATATTTTAAACCGTATCCTATATATATGAGTTTTTAGTAATTTGTTTTTACTTTGCAAAACTTTGGTTACAATAAAAACAATAAAAGATTAGTTTGACAGATAACGAAACCGCCATGATGAAGATAGATGCTTTGTTAAAAATCCCGTACGAACAGCAAACCCCAGCCCAAAGATGGGGAATCATTTGCCATAAAGAAAGAGAAAAGTGTTACTGGGTACGTAGAATAATGGCAGAAAAGTTTGGGGTAGTTACATCCACCGTGACATTCTGGGAACAGGCTAAATCTTATCCAAAAAACGAGCATATCTACAAAATGGCTGAATTGATGCAGATTTCTCCAGATGAATTGATTGCTCATTTAAACAACACAAAAACACAAGAAGCTAAAAACAAGCCAGGATTGATTGAGAGAACTATTGAAGAGGCTGATACATTAACTGATGAAGAAACAGCTAGATTGATTACTGCGCTTGTTGCTTTACTGGCTAAAAAAAAGGAAAGGGTGACTCAACTATCACTTAATTTTTAGGATTGTTTGCGGATGTTTGTTTTGTTTGTAAATTTACTTGACAGTTTTAAAAGTATCGTGCTAAGGTAGATGAGTAAACAAAACAAGCAATGAATGCACATGACACCCAACAGCCAAACAGTAACCGACATAGAAGAAGCATTGAGTCTGTTTCGTACATCTTTTGACGCTTTCTATGAAGCGTTAAAATGTATCAAAATACAAGAACAAGTTGAGGAATACGACTGGGTTCAGCATGACGAAAGTGAAGGCTATTTGTCTAACACTTGCTACGAAGTTGTTAAAACAAGAACAATTAATGTTCCTATAACCGAGTACATAGATTATTACCCAGACAAACCGCCTGTAGAATTCTAAAAAATTTAGTTACCAAACATCCCCTCTTTTTTTTACAAAGAGGGGGTTTATGTTTTCACAAATAATGTGTGTCAATCAAAACTAAGGCTCTGGTCTAATAGAAGTTGCCACAGCTCCAACTGATTCATCAAAAGATATTGAGTAACTTCTGCGAACTGTACTAGATGTTAAACCAACTAAGCTGCCTCTAGAGATACTCATAAAAGCAGGCTTTTCGTTGGCAGGCATTGCTTCTATAGCAACAAAATACTTTTCTAAAATAAGACGTAAAACTTCGCGAGCATCTCCAGTTGCTGCATGAGCTTCTGCCGCAGTAAGTCCAGGAATTGAAGAAAAAGGAATTGTAAGCCCGTTTCCATCAGCAGTGTAACCACTAAAAATATCGGTAGGTTGAATAGCCGCCATTTAAATCACCTCTTTATTATCTGTTTTATTAGCTAAGTGTTGGACTTCCGTAACCAGTAAAGGTGCAGTTATAAGTTAAGATTCCATCAGCAGGATAATCTTCTGAATAATTTGTAACTATAGCTACTCCATCCAGCTTGGAAATAGTCGCCTGAGCTTGGTTTTTGACTTCAACTGTGATACCGACTTTTTTCCCAGAAACAGCACCGATTGCAGCTGCTTTTAAAATTTGATGCCCAGGGTCAGCAGTCAAAAGGTTAGCTGTCCAAGGAACGTCCCATGATTGACCTGTGACTACACCAAAAGCAAAACCTAGCTCGTCTTCAAAAACCTTAGAATCTGTTTGGTCAGCAGAGATATTGAATCCAGCTTGAGTTCCACCATATAAAAGAGTAGATCCACCATTTTGAGGTTCTGCAACAGTTTCTGGTATTGCCGTTACTTTGACGCTTACCTTGTTGCCACCCCCTACCAAAAAATTAGTAGCCATACGCTTAACACCTAAATATCATGTCACATCTAATTGTAAGAATCCTTACGAATAAAGGCAGTAAGACGTAATCAGAATAAATAGCAGTTTAAGCGACTAAACGAATTAAGCTTAATTTTTAAATGAATTTTGGTATTTTTTTTGTGAAATAATAAAACTCCCACAAGCTTTTTGTGAGAGCAAAAAATAAAAGATTATATTTAAACAAATATTGCTTTTAAAAATATAACATTACTAAGACATCAATAGTAAGCACTAAAATAATCAATCCATTCTATATATTTATAAACTATTGTATCATCATTCCAATCAATAGATTGTCCCAAAAAATCAACAGTAAAATTACTTAACTCTGTTTCGTTGTCTATACTATGTCCCACTAAAAAAACAATGCCCTCGTTAATTCGCACCTTGGCATCTTTATAGTGATAATGACATTTTTCTATAGGTGACCATGATTTAGATAAATGGTTATAGACCTCGGTAATGTATCGATAGTTAGTTGTTTTAACAAATAATTGAATAGTTCTAATTATCATGATGTTGATGTTTTAGTATTATCAAAGTTATATTAATAGTAACTTTGGCAAATTATCATCACAATAATAAACATTCATGCCTTCATCAAAAATAGAAGAAAAATTTTTAACATTATGGGGGAAGACATACCCTCTAGTAATCCTTGATAGAGAAGTGCAGCTTATCACCGGGAGAAAGTTTAGATTTGATTTTGCTCATCTACCTTCTCAAGTAGCGGTAGAGATACAAGGGGGGACTTATTCTCGCTCACCCAAAGCCCACGGGACAGGAGTAGGGTTAGACAGAGACTATGAAAAATATAATCTTGCACAATATCACGGCTATTTGGTGTTCCAGTTATCCTGCAAAATGGTAAACGGGTTATGGGTAGAGCTTATCTATGAAGCGATTAAGTTGCGATGGTAAAAAAGGAAACGGCTGTAGCGATCGCCGTAAATCGTAAACAAAACAGGAATCTCGATTAACTCGAGAATTCAAGGAATCCTTTTATTTTACCAAAAATAAGAGAGAAAAAAATTTTCCTCAATCTGGTTGACATTTTTAAAAGGATAAATTAGGATAGGAAGCGTAAACCAAAAAACAGGAAATTAAATCAATGAATTCACCAGCTTTACCAGTTATTTCACAAACTAAAGTAAATTTACCCCCTTTAACTCCTCGCCCTAGCCAAACAATAAGCAACCCCGAGTGGCTTCTGTGCTCAGAATTGTCTGAGCAATACTTGGTAGTCTTGAGCCGAAAAGATTTCCCGGCTACGCGATATTGTTCGAGTTACAGCGTTTACACGGCTTTTATTTATGACTTGTACAACAACAAGGAAATTGGGGCAATAGAAAGCTTCAAGTACACTCCGGCAATAGAAAATTATCATAGCCGGATTCAAACTGCAATAGACTTGTTTATCATGTAAGCTTTTTCCCGCCATCTCCGGCGGGTCTCTTCAAATAACACAGCAAACTATGAAAATTAATCAAGATCTCCAAAAACAAATTATTGCAACCCAGCTAAACATAGATACAGACCGAATTTTACTGGTTCAAAGAACTTGGAAAAACTGGGTAGTAAGCCTAGAAACCTGCGGAACTGGGGATGACCTTGTTCTGGTTATTCCTCACTATAAATTGGCAGAAATAGACCGATTGTCTACCGCAATTAGCGAATTTTCAATTTAGTTTTCAATTTAGAGACAACAATTGACACTCCACTACCTAAAGGTGAGTGGATTCTTTAGATGAGATAACTAACAAATGCTAGTCATTGCTCGAAGCAACCACATTGTCATATCGTGCCTTAGCACTAATACAACAGCAGTTCACAAGGCGGTGTCAATTGCCTTTAACCTGTCAGCTATTGCTTTCAGGTTACTTTTTACTTACGCTTTTTCACTCGCTTACAGTCTTTCTTTATGGGGGCTGAGGCTGTCGTGCATAGCACCGAGTACCATTTCGGTTACTCATTTTTTCAACAGGTGTCCCGCCACAGGGTGTTTCACCGTACTAATAAGGTCTTAGTTGCGTACTTTTATTTTACACTAATTTCGACAAAATATAAAGCCGTCCTCAAGGACGGGGTTTCTACCCATTTTTCCAATGATTACCTTTTTTGCTCGATTTATCGCTGGAGTAATTGCCGCAATTGTTCTCGCCCCTCTCGTTATCTTGCTTTTCCTAATTTTGTATTTGATTTTCGGTTTGTCGCATTAACGTTTTTCCCATTTTTTTAGAGTAAAAAATTTTTTTTAACAAGAAGGCACACAAATGAAAAAAATAACTTATGTTGGCACATATTCTATGCAGGAGATAATAGACAAGTATTATCAAACAAGCATTAAGTGCAGTGATTTTTATTTAGTATTGCCAGATCCTGATTTAACCGACGAAGAAAATGTCTATCTAAAAACTTGTTATCGTGTTTACACTTACACTACGAATTCTAAAAAAGAATGGTATATCGCAAAAGAAACCAGCAATGTAGCTGACTGGATGGGGTCAGATAGCCTATTGATAAATCAATGCTTTAGCTAATTTAGCTAATTTTACTAAAACTCTTCTTTTTGAATTAAACAAGAAGAGTTTTAGTGTTACTATTTGTTAATCACCGCGAACAAAAGTAGTGGCAAGCTACTGATGTCGCTACAGATATCAAATGGCGTGAACTACTCTTAACTGCCTACAAACAAAATAATTATTTCTTTTAGCGGAAGTAAAAGATTTTGCTGCTCGCTTAATAAAACTAGATAATCTTCACCCAATAGCAGCGGTACAGCAATCATTAAGAATTTTAAGAATTCCGGTGAGCGATCGCTAATTCAATACCTAGACTCATTCCCGGTCAAACTCCTCAGTATAGAGGAAATAGTAGAAAGCACCCTATTAGCTTGTTTTGGTGGGGTGCTTTGTGTTCGAGAAGGTAACTTAAGAGGATAAGCTGAAGAAATATATTTTGTACTAGGTTTAACAGACTCAATTACTACTTGCTTGTAATAAAAATATTTGACTGCATCCTCTAGTTGATAAAGCCGAGGAGGGTTTGGGACGGGAATACCTCGGATGTCATTGGGATAATGATGTAACTCCCATTCATAAAGAATTGACTGATATAGCTCGTCAATCGATAAATCTTTTTGCGCAAACCCAGGGTCTAGAATGACTAGCGCCACCCATTTTTTACACCACGCAGTTCGATAAATTGAGTATCCTTCAAACCACAAAGGCGGTGAAACAAGCTCTTGTATACGGTATTCTCGATTAATCTCTGGCAAATTATCGTAATTCATTTGCTCATCTCCTGTTCATATTGCAACCTATCTGCCACATTGGTTAGCCCTTGATATTTATTGTCAAGATAATATTTAGGTGGTTTGAAGTGTTTAGCTTTTAACTGATAATATAATTCCTGAACCTTGGGGACATCATGGTTCTTATTGTAGACACTATTTAACAAGTTCTCAGATAGCACTAAATTAGTTTCCGGGAGTCCTAAGATTAAATTGATATCTTGAATCTCTATGGGAGAATAATGGATGCTTAAAAGTATTTGATTATCAACATCAGCAATAAAAGTTTCTGCCAGAACGTTATTTAACAAATAATCAACGCCTGTTGCAATAGTTTCATCTCCATTAGATAATTGCTTAATTAAAATCAATTTGTGTTTAAGCTTAAACTTCCCAAAGTCAGTACTCAACTCTTCTTCGGTCAACAAGCTAAATAAAGTATTTAAAGTTTTGATATTTATGGGCTTCATTGCAGGCAGAAAAGCGCGTTTCTTTTATTGTCACATAAATCAAAGGTCTCTCCGTTTCTTTATTTCTTCTGGGGTCAAAACTCCTGAGCTAATCCTGATAGCATCTGAATTAGCCTCCATTTGATGTAATTCTGCTTCTTCTAACGGGCTCAATTGAAAGAGATTAGCCCATTCCCATTTCCAATTGTTGTAAGAGTATTTATGCTTCTTCAACACCAATCGGCAATCTTCCTCTATCAATTGTCCCCATTTTTCTTCTTGCAAAGCTCTAATATTATCTGCCTCAGCTAGCCTCTCGCTTTGTCCTGTAGCAGCTAATCCAGAGGGATGCTCTTGAATGAATTGAGGTTTAGTCAACCCTGAAGCAGCTATCATTTCATCTCGCAGTGTAGCGATAATTTCCGTGACTCCCGCATAGTTTCTGCTTACCACAGCCACGTCTTCTTCTTCTTTATCTACAACCATTCCCCTTAACGCACTAAGAGAGTTATGTGCAACCCTTAACCGTTCTGCTAGATGTAACTGAGATTCTTCATTTTCCAACTCGGTGAACAGATTTTGTAGCTTATGAATAACAAACTCAAAACTACTAACCGAAGCGCCAACATAACTAACTGCGGTTAAATATCTTAGGCAAGGGTCTAGGAATGGAACTAAGAGAGAATCTTCGTAGCCACGATTAAGTCTCATTGACTCGTAATCTGTAGTCGCTCCACTGAAGCGAATAATGCGATCGCTGTGAATTTTAAATACCGTTTTTTGCCCCTCGATAGAAGCACTCATTTCATAATATTCAGGAGAGTAAATATCTTCACTTTCATCCAATCTAGGGTATATTTCCCACGGGGTAAAAACGCGAGAGTAGCGCAGGTTTGTTATTTCCTTATTTATTGGTGCAGAGTATTCCCGCCCATCTTCCACTATACGGATAATTACTGCACCGCCATATAAATTAGCTAATCGTTGCCCTTCTCTATATTTGTGGCGAAGTAAAGATAAATCCTTATTCAACTTGTTTTCTAGTTCAATATTTGTTGGGAGGTTTAGGTTTATCTTACCCCATCCGCGCGCCATCATCCGTGGCAAGAAGTCACAAACCTTTCGACAAGCCCAAATACTTCTATAGGCATCAGTTAACTCTGTTGCGGTATACTTTCTTGGTTTATTAATAATAATTGATTCTAGAGGGTCATACTGCCCATTCCCTAGCCCACCAGACTCAGACAATAACCGACTTAGACTGTCTTTATTTATTCTATATTTCTTACTATTTTCTGACATTGTGTTAGTCCTGATTAAACAATTTTATAGGTAAATGCGACAGAATGAAAAACCCTAAAAGGAAAAGTAAAAACCTTTAGAATCCTTAAAAGCCGCAAAAACCCTTAGCAAGATTTTGGCGGCAGGATGTTTTAAACCCTTACAAAGACATCCTAGAAAATTCTAAAAAACTCTTGTCAGGAATTAAATTTTAGCACTCTAGGTAAAATATTTAAAACTCTTAAAGAAAAACCTAAGCTAGTTTTTGAAACTCTAGAAAAAATGGTACTAGTTCAACCGTTTAAAACTCTTAAAGGAAATAGTTGATTTAAACCCAAAAAATTTAAAACTCCTATGCGGAAAAATACTATCGGCTTCAAATTAACTATTCAAAATCCCCATCGCTGTTATGTTTAAAACTCCCAACCGGAAATACCAGAAGACATACTATAGCTAGTGACTCCAGCCTCAAAGAAATTAGCTTTAGTATTCCCTTCGGCTTTTGTATCTGCAAATCTTTCTAAGTGAGTATAGGGAGATTTTCTGAATTTTTCTTCATCATACAAGTAGTTTAGCCCTATTGCTTTCAATCTAATATTTGCCAGATATTTGGTATATTGTTCGGTACTTTCTTCTGTGATTCCCAAGATATCTGTCCCAATAATATGATTAGTCCATAGAATCTCATTTTGTACCGCGGTGTCAAACATCTCATAGACTTGTTCTTTAGAATGGGTAAACGTTTCCATAGCTTCTGGCAACATCTTCTGAAATAACCTCACGTGACTTAATTCGTCTCGATTAATCATCTTGAATATATCTGAGCTCCCTGCCATTAACATCCGAGAGGACAAAGTATAAAAATACGTAAAGCCGTTATAAAATAGCAAAGATTCTAGGATATAGTCTGCCAATAACGAGATAAAGTAAGTTTCTCCACTAGGGTTTTCTAGATAAGCTTGGTATTGTCCCGCAATATAATTACAACGATTAGCGAGTATTTTATCCTCTCTCCAAAAGTCATACACGCTATTCCGTCTATCTGAGGGAATAATTGTCTCAATCATATACTGATAGCTGGCATTGTGCATAGCTTCTTGGGATAGCTGCTCAACTAAACACATACTAACCTCTGGAGCTGTTACCGCATTCTTTAGGTGTGGCAAATTGCAGGTTTGAATTGAATCAAGAAAGGTTAAATAAGAGAGGATGCCATCAAATGCCCGGCGCTCTTCTGTTGTGAGCAGCTTATAATCGGTAACGTCTTGAGTAACATCAAGCTTTTGAGGTATCCAAAAGTTTTCTCTCAACTGGTTATATAGCCCTACTGCCCATAAATACTTCACATCGTTTAATTGCATCAAGTTGGTAGTGTCTCCAAACCAGATTGACCGATGCTCTGTACTATCGTTTCCATTGGGGTTGAAGATTGCGTTATTGATTAGCATCTAATTATTTACTGACTGCCAATAAACTGATTTTTATCCTAACAAAATAAATAGAGCGATCGCGCTAAACTAAAAATGGTTATTGAGGCTCATAGAATTTAAAACCCCTTAAAGCAATAGTTTTAAGGGGTTTTGTATTTGATTAAATTTTCAGCGATTTAAATGATTTAAAACTCACAAGCAGCTGCACCATCTGCAAATAATTGAAGCAATCTTTGTTGAGCTATTTCTTCTTTTTTGCACTCAAGATAATAGTGCCACTGAGGAATTAACTCATACAGAATCACTTCCCATTCCACATCATCCAGTAAAACGCATAAAGCGGTAAACGTAGAGGGATTAAATGGTTGTGCTCCACTCCACTGATTCCATAAAAAGTCTTCTAAGTGGTCAATCAATATTGTGATTAGGTCGTTTTCGTCAAAATTACATTCCGGTAAACTTTCTCCGTCTTTGACGATTTCTAGCCCTACCATCCATAGAGGAGACATAGGTTCTAGCAAACTTAAAATATGGCGAGATGTAGCTGTGACTAAACGGTCTGTTAAGTTTTCCATGAAGATTACCTGTTTGGTTTACTTCTCTACAGTAGCTTATCTTTTTAAAAGTGTCAAGTACTTTGACAAGAAAAATCTTAATATTTTTTTAACAATTAAACATTACTCAAAAACAATAAGAATATTCAATAAAATCCCTTAAACTCTTTTCTAAGTAATTTTACTGATGAATAAACCCCCTATACCACTTAAATAACAAGAGATATAGCTTGATTAAACTAAAGAAAAGAGCTTTCATGAGCTATATAAAATGAATACTATTAATTATACCAGTAATGGATTAAAACAATTTTATGCCGATTCTCGGTTCTTAAACATCAAAGGGCAAGAACAAACTATAGCTGTAATTGACGTAGGATTTAACCTTAACCATTCAGGATTTGGAGCAGACAGCAATAATGACGGGGTTAAAGATGTTTTTGTCAGAAAAGACCTAGATTTTACTATGGCTAACAACTCTGTCAGTGATGGAAATCTTCACGGAACAAGAGTAGCTAGTGTAGCGTTCAATGTTGCGCCAGGAATAAAAATTATTCCTGTACAAGTATTAACCACTTCTGCTATAGCATCAGCCATAGACTGGGTAGCTCAAAATAAAGAAAGATACAAAATAAGCACAGTAAATATTTCTTTAGGTGATAGCTCCAACACTTTAAATAATATGCCTACTTCAACAATCAATCCGATTTATAGTTCAATAGGAAATGCTGAACAAAAAGGAATTACTGTTGTTGCATCTGCCGGAAATTTTTATCAAAATTATAATCGTTCTCAAGGGGCAAGCGCAATAGGCGGATTGAATAATGTTATCGGGGTCATGAGTACAAATGGAGACGGGGTATCAGATTCCCTTTCCCTTAGAGATTCTAGCCAACGTCGCATAGATTTAACTGCCGCCCCTGGGTCTAATATTTCTATTTTCGATGGAGCTAATTCAGTCACGAGAGGTGCAGGTACTAGTTTTGCTGCTCCTTTTGTATCAGGGTCAATAGCATTACTACAAGGAGTCGCTAAAAGATATTTAAACAGAGAACTGACTCCTTTAGAAATGAAAAATTTAATAACTCGAACAGATACTCGATTAGCACAAACGATGGGGGGATATGACCAAATTAATGTATATAATGCTGCTGATAGAATTTACAATATTGCAGTGGGAGCAATTCCCAACACTTTAGGCTCTGGACTTTTAACAAATCCATCCTATCTGTCTTCTCCAACTCCATTACAAAGCGCTCAATCTTTTCTTGATAGACCTCAATTTGATGTTTTAACAGGAAGATCTACTGTTTCTAATACTTTTGCAAATGGCGGGGGAATCGGCAATGACTTACTTGTAGGTGGAACAGGGCAAAACATTTTTACTTATAATAGTATTTCTGAAGGGCATGACGAAATACTAAACTTTACTCCGGGTAAAGATAAAATGAATGTCTCGAAACTATTACAGGGAATAGGATATAAAGGCGGTAACCCTCTTGCAGACCAAATAATTAGAATAGGGGTGTCTGATGTCACAAATACTGTCATCAGTATTGATAGAGATGGAATAGGAGCTGGGCAACCTCAGGTATTAGCCACCTTGGTAAATACTAATGCAGGGACAATCAATAATCTCAATAACTTTATCTTCAACTAAACTTAAACTTTAAAAGCTACTATCAGAATATTAATCTTCTGATAGTACTAAAATGTTTAATCGTCCAGGAATTATATCTCAATCAAGAATTATTCCGCCTATTGCGCCTATTACTCCAACTAGTACAATTTTATATCTTAGAGGGGACGACTTAATTGATAGAAGTCGAACTCCAAAATCAATAACAGGAGCAAGTCACGCTGAGAACACAATTACTTTTGATACAGGAGATTCTATCTATGGATCAAATGCCAGTATGGTTTTTCCATCTAGCACGTCTTCCTATCAAAAATGGTCAGCAAGAATTTCTAATGTTAGTTTAGGGAATGCGCCTTGGACTATGGAAATGTGGATAAAAAGACTAGGAACAGACGTTAGAATGAGCGTTTTAACTTTTTTACCACCATCTCCAAATGGATCTTTATATACATTTCAGCCCATGTTAAATGGTTTTGCTGCTGATTTATCTTTTTGGGAACATAATGGCAGTACTAGAACGATTAGCAATGTAACTCAAAATTCATGGGTACACCTAGCAATTTGTCGCCAAAACGACAATACCATTAAAATGTTTAGAAATGGAACTCAATTTTTTAGTGGAGCTTATACAAGAGATAACACCAGTTTTTCTGAATTATATTTAGGTGTTAAAGCTTATGGAACAACCGTAGAGGCTGCGAGAAGTTCTTTTAAATTAGCCCATTTTCATTTAGCTAGTGTTTGTTATTATACTACGAATTTTACAGCTAATAAGGCTGCTGGGTTTAGCTAACCATCAGCTCCTCAAAGCTTCTTCTCTGGTTTTAAAATATCTCACGTAACACTTGCAGTTGAACCTACATTCACACTGTCTTCCCGGAAGAATCAGGTTATCTATAGTGACTGCTCCCATAGCTGCATAAATAGGGCAATCAGAGCAATGCTCAACGGCGCTTAAATACCTTCTTGCCCAAGTAAGTCCGTTTTGTTTAGCGCTGGAGCGATGCCCTAAATCTGCTAGGGTTTCAGACGCTTTGCCAAAGCTGCGAATACGCGCCCTTGCTTGACCTTCTGTTAATGCCCCGTTTCTTAGGTCTTCCGTAAACCTCCTAAAAGATGGGTAGTGCAGATTCTTTAACTCCCTGGCTATTTCTAGATAATCTTCCGGGGTAGTAGTTCTAAATCCCCCTTTAGCCACTAGATATTGCTGAGTATGGAGATACTTAATTATTTCTAGGTTTTCTCTTTGATATTCACTTAAGCTTATTCTCCCAGATTTAACATCTTCAAAAGATTGCAACATCCTCTCTGTTTTTTGTTGCATATTTTGTTCAGTTAATTTTAAGATTGTTTCTGTTTTGACAAACCGTCCCGTCTCCTTATTTCGATAGCGCTGTACCTGACCATCCCATTTATAAGTATTCATACTATCTTAGTAACTTTATAATTTGACCAAGTAACAAAACCTGCAATGGCGTGCCCAATTATTGACCCAGACGATATTTCTATTTTCGGGAAAATATAATCAGCAAAAAAGCTATCTTTAATATAACGACTAGACATGGTACAAACGTCTCTGTCATATACTTCCGATAAAATTTTGCTATAGTTCCAAGCTTGAATTCCTAACGAAGCGCCTGTTGTTGTATAGTCAATATAACTTATATTTGCAATTACAGAAAATATAATTTGATTTTTTACATCAATGTTATAATGAGCGCTTCCGGCAGTTCCTGTTGTTTGTGGTAAAAATTTGTCAAACAACGTGCCGAATGAACCAATCGGACTCTGATTTCCACCAAAGTCAGACCAAAAACAAGGATGAACAGTATCAATATCCCCTACGTTTCCAATATATAGATTCCTTAGATAATTCCGGTCTCCCGATTGAGCAACTGTGCCCCTTGTACTATCATAAAGAAACCGTTCGTTACTATAACTTCCAACAAACCTATCTCTAAGGTGCATATCTTGCCAGTCTTCTGGTGCAGGCGGAATGCTTGCACCAAGCCCATAAGTTATCGTGGATGATTCAGTAAAAACCACCATGTTTGCAGCAAAATTTATGATATAAAACTTACCATTTATTTCTCGTTGCGTTGGGCGTATTCCATATTTTATAGATCCCCTATAACGACCATTTCCAAAATAAGTTAAAGTAGCTGTAAAAATTGGATTTATTCTATATAGACCATTTCCACCTCCAGCACCTGGGATTGGAGCGGTAATCACGACAGAAGTTGTAAGAATGTGTCTCGGAGTTTTTCCGTCTACAGAAACGTAATAACTGCAAGAATCATTTTCTCTAGGAGGGCGAGAAAGATTATAATTCGCAACCTCGAACAATATAGCAGTACTTATAGTGACTTTTGATGATTGCTTTCTTCTTTCATGCTTAGCTAATACTGTTTTTTGACTTTTAAGAATAGTTCTTTGACTTTCTGGGTAAGCATGATAGGTACGACCATCAAATAAAACAAGTACTTTGGTGCTAGATAAGTTTGTCGCGACTTTTGCTGTAATAGTTTTCCCATCTATCGAAACACTAACCATCTCCCCTACTCTGGCTAGTTTGGCTGCCTTGCCTATGCCAATTTCTTTGCTCATTTAGCCCAAGTCCCCTAGTAAAATCCATACATTGCTACCTTGATGTGTTGCGTAGACAGCCCCGTATTGATTGGAGCACGTCAAAGCTTTAGCCTTAATTGTTCCGGGACTGGAAAAAGTAATAGTACTGTTAGTTTCATTGAAAAACGTAACTTGAAATCCTGTAGATAATCCCGTGGGTAATGTTACGGTACTTGCATTGGTGATTCTTACCATTTTTCCATGATCATCAGCAAGTACGGAGTAACTACCCGTAACTGCTTTAAATTCTTGCAATGGGACAGGATTACCAAAAGCTAATTTACCATTAGCATCTACAGACGGAATAGCCCCAGTAGTGGGAGTCCCTGTGAATACCCCACTAAAGTTGGAGATAGTAAGAGTATTGACGTGCGTAGCTACCCGCTCATTAGTGTAATAAAAGCGAGTAGCTCCTTCTGCTAAACCATCTGTATTAACTAAAGATCCTGAAGGTGCATCAATAAAGGTTAGTTTTCCAGCAGAAACAGATACTATTTTACCTGTGGTGGGAGTCCCAGTAAATACTCCTCCAAAATTGGAAATAGTAAGAGTATTGACGTGTGTAGCTACCCGCTCATTACTGTAATAAAGGCGAGTTCCCTCGCCAATATCAGTAGTAGATAAAGTAACATTGCCCGTTTTATTATTTACTCCGGTAACTGGAAACGAAATACTTGATCCTTGCCAGACTCCGTTAACTTTTTGCAAGTATAAATTATTTGCAACACTGTCTTGTACGTTGGCTAATTGTTCAAGATTTGCAGCTGCTAATTGAGTAGCGAACGCACCTGGAGTCAAAAATAAGTTAGTTGTCCCTTGAATGATTTGGTCACTATTCAAAGTCACAACGCCTGATAGCCCATTGACGGAAGTGACCCCAGACCCAATAGCTCTACCCCTCCAAACACCATCAGCATCTTTAGCTAAAACATGATTTGTCGTTGAATTAGATACATTGACGTCTGTTATCTGATTCAAAGATAACGACACAACACTCCCCCCAGCTCCAATGGGTTTAGGAATATATTTATTTTGATTAGTAGACCATGCAGGGACCCAATCTTGTTGAGGAGTTACCGTGTTATCAACATCAGTTAGCCCAGAAAAGCTAATAAAATAGTCTTTGACATTTCTGGTTGTTCCACTTGTTGCGGGTAATGGAGATGTTGGTGGGGTAAAGTTTGCAAAGTATCTAGCATTCCCTAGTGTTAACCGAAAATCTTCTATAAGTCCTTTATATTGAGTGGAGTCATTAACAGGAAGGTCATTAATTCTACCTAACGTGAGAAATATTTGAGATGGATTAGCAAAAGCAGAAAAAAGATTTGCTGAGGACGTAATTAATTCTTGTATCGTCCCATTAATAAATAGTCTCCAATCATTTCCATTGCGTGTGACAGCAAGATGATACCAAGTATTAATTAAAAGACCACCAGAAACAGTACTTGTTAATTCAACTTGAATTGTACCCCCACTTGAATATCCAAAAAATTTGACATTAAAAATATTGGGAGATGTCTCAGTTATCAATAAATCAAATTCTACTTCAACATCATTATTTCTTGATGCTAAAGCATAAGTCTTCCCTGAGCTAAGTTCTTCAGGTCTAAAAAATAACTCTAAAGCAAAAACATTCCCCCCAATAATAGTATTTAAAGTAGTTGCTATTTGGATAAATTGTCTGTTGGTATTTAGACTTGCTGTAGTGAATTGATAAGAAGATATTCCCGTAATATAAGGAGATAAGCTAGAAATCGTGGCATTAATAACAGCAATTGAATCTTGCGTGCTACGAAGGTTTTGTCCTAGGTTTCTGGCGCTAACTAAGACTTTTGTGTTATTCCATAAGCTGTCACCAGGAATAGGGATAGTACTAGAAGTGTATTTTAACCCTTGAATTTCGCTCAATTCTGGCATTCCTACTATAAATTTTCTCATGGTATTATCCCAAATCAAAGGATAATTATTGGCGGGAGAATCTATAAAAGTGTCTGCTAAATTAGGTAATCTTATTTCAGTTTTTTCTGTTCTAGGACTCCATTTACTGATTGACGCATCATAAAATAACTGACTGTTATGTGGGACGACGGTACTAGTTCCATAACTATCTAGCAAACCTGCAATAGTAAAATTCACCCAACTATACGTAGTTGTTGCAGGGTCAAACATTAAAACTTTTTTTGTAGTTCCAGATGGTGTAGGAATTAACTCAAAATAAGAATCTAAAGAAGTTCCTCCATTAGAATATGCCAAGCAATACCGAGATGGAGAAAGATCCATTGTGTCTTCATTCCACATTGGTCTAACGTCAATTCCCCCTGTGGGGGTATTATAAGCTACTTGGTTTGCTATCTCTTCAAAAGGAAACAGTACGCCTGGACTTACCGTAACTTCTGCCCAAGAAAGTCCACTAGGGGAGGAATTATCGCTTTTTAAGTAATACCCATTTTGCCCTCTAGGAACTATAGTTATTGCGCTCCCCGTCCAACTTATTAACTCACCCTTAGCTGATGTACTCCACCCTAAATCATCAAGCCCACCGCTTCCTACTCCACTAGCAAGGGCAATAAATCTACCTGCACCAGTAAGAGCATTAGGTTTAAGTACCAATTCCCCATCATCAGTAGCACTAGAATAACTATCATATCGATAAAGTGTTTCAGTTCCTATTACTAATAAAACCGCACCATCAATAAGTTTATCTGCACTAATTTGTCTAGCTATGGCTACAGTAGCAGCGGGAGTCAACCAGTACAGATTATTTTCAAGGGAATCAACTAAAGCGCTTCTAACCTGCGGTAAACACCCTTGGCTAGCTGCATGAGAAACAGAAGTAATAGCCAAATTATCTTCAGGATAATGATAAGCGATCGCTAAGCGAAAGAGAGTAAAAGGAAAATTACCCAGAACACCACTAACTGCGATAGTAGGACTAAGATAACCAAATAAACCAAAGCTACTACTAGAGGATGGGAGATTATTGGAGTTAATTTGTGTTGCATTATTTAAATTACTAATAGTTATTTGTTGAGAAGCTCCAGCAATGACTGGAATAGATGGCAGCTTATAGTAAATATTGTTAGCTGTATCATGCAGATAAATAATTATTTCCGGCACGTTAAATGTTGCTTGATTATTCCCTGCTACTACATCAGGATAATCCCCTCTTACCGTGGCTAACCCATTAGTTGAATTGACTGGGTAATTAATAGTTAACTCTATAGAATTATTGGTAGATATTCCTTGTATGCTTGAAAAAGAACTAATTGTTTGAGTTCCTGGTAATGTCCCTACTATTGCTCTTAAGTATTGCCCATTGGCTAAGTCCCCTTGTCTAACTCTTGCTAATCCTGTAGGGGAATTAGTTATTACTACTTTTTGGTTAGCTGCATCAGGCTCTAACCCAATAAAAAAGCTAGGAGTCCGGTAAGTTACTCGATAATTAGCTAGTGTCGCAACTCCTGGCAACATTTGCTCTGGCAATACATAAAGACCTTCTAATACGCTATCCCCTAATACTCCGGTGGATGGTTCGTAAACACCAGGAGTAGGTTCTCTAGTTAATTCGATTCCTACTGTTCCTGCTGTAGCAATCATTGTATCTAGTAAGTCGCCACTAAATTCTACAGATATAGCATAAGCAGCTGCATAGCCGGGGTCGAGATTGGCAGGTAAAGTTATCCCACTAGCTGTAGGAGTCCATTGTTTTTCTACATTAACATCTGGCAACGAAGCATTAATTACCCCTGTAGCCAAATTTACGTAACCTAAAAACCTGATTGTAATTAAGTTGCTAAATAAGTTTGCATAAGGAATATTTTGGCTATTAGTTAATGCACCATTCAAATATATCTTTAAATTCAAGCCCATTCCGGCGGGAGAAAAGTTGCCTAGATTTGAATCTAAGTTATTACTCCACCAAAAAACAATAGGCTCTGTTTTTATATCTCCCTCAGTATTTAATTTGGCTGGAATTACTAAATTAGCCGTCGATGTTCTTTGGTCTGCTCCATATTGCCCTTTTGTATTGATAATATTTACAATTCCAGCACGACTATCTATGACCCAATAACCTGGAGATGATTGGAATGCCCCGGTAGTTGCCAAACTATCGTAGCGATAAGATACCCCTTCTACTATTCTTATTTGCCCATTAATCCGGTCATTCCCTGTCGATAATGCTTGGGTTAGATTCGTTGAGACGTGAGCAGGTTTAGTAAAGTCAAGACTAATAGGCAATTGCTTGAATGTGTACTGGTTAGACTCCCTGATATATATTTCTGCTATTTGCTTAGGTGTGTCTAAACCTCGACGAGCCGAAATAACAAATTTAAAAGTATCTTCCCCAGAAGCGATCGCTAAAGAATTAATGGTTAATCTAATCTTGCTTCCTGTCCCGGTGGTGATTGATTTGCCAGTAGATAACTTGTTTAGCCCTACTCTGTTATGAGCTTGCACAAAAAACTCTATTGTGTCATTAGATGTTAAGTCTCCACCTGACATTACCGATAGATTCCAATCAGCAGCAGCTAATTGTTGACGAAAAGAACCGTACTGACTAAGCATCTTTCTCTAGTGTCTCCAAAACATATTTTACATTTTTGACGCAGCAGGATTGAGGGAATTGTGCGTAGGTCAAATACTGGTTATAAGCTTCATTTCTAATTTCTTTAACCAAACCCTCAGAAAGTGTCCTAAATTGTAGAGAAACAGGCACTTCTTTTATTTGTCTCCTTAACTCATAGGGGCTATTGTTTAAATATTTTTCGATACACTGAAGATAGAAAATCTCAGCCATCAAATCATTTAACGTTTTGTTGGCAGTTGTAATAAAAAAGCCATGAATGCCATAGTTCTTACATTCAATATAAGTTTTTAAAATCTCAAATAATTTAATTGTTGCAGCTAAATGTGATTGGAGGATACCGTTCATATTTAAATCGTTAAAATGTAAATAGGAGTAAAAAGGTTTAAAGCTATGTTGCAAAGTACAAAAAAGACTGTTATTGCCACATACCTAATAACTAATAGTGTCAAAGAGACTGCTAAAGAACTTAATTACTCTTATAGCTGGGTATATCGTATATTGTACCAAGTGGGATTAATTAATGTTCAATTAAAAAAAATCAGATGCTCGATTAATAATTTGTCACAGGATGAATTTAATGCGATAGTCACAGATTATTTAGCTGGTTTATCGACAAATACTATATTAAGAGTGCATAATATAAGTAGCACTACTCTTTATGTTATTTTGGCTAAAATGAATGTTCCGTGTAGAAACAAAAGACGCGGGTTTAATTGGTCAAAGTTGAGCAAAGAGAATCAGATAGGAATAAGTGCTGAGGTAGTTTATCTTCATTCAGAAGGAGTATCAATGGCAGAAATTGCCAGAACATTAAAAATTCCTTTTTCTCGGGTACGGTGTATTCTTCAAAACTTGGTAGGAAACTCTGTAAAAAAATGTGAGGTGTAATTTTGTTACAATACTTTCTGGATTTTGCCACAAAAGGAACAGCAGAATTTTCATTTACTAAATCAGGTTTACTAAGAGTCAAGGGGGCGATAGCTCGCGCCGGAGAAATGGAATATGTAACCAATGATGGAGAGGTCTATTATCAATACGTGCCTCCTGATACTTTGTTTGACTCGGAGCACTTAGAGAGTATCGCTGGCTTGCCAGTCACATTGAATCACCCTGAAGAGCTTGTTATCCCAGAGAATTATAGTCAATATGCTATAGGGTCTGTGGGAGACAGAGTAACCGCAAACCTTAATAAAGGATTGGTTGAAGTAATCTTCACAGTGGGAGACGCGAAAGCGATAAAAGCTGTTACTCAAGAAGGTATTAATCAACTAAGCATGGGGTACTGGGCAGAGTTAACTCCACACCCTAGCAAGCCTAAAACATTTATTCAGACAAAGCGTGTGGGCAATCATATCGCTATTGTCGATAAAGCTAGAGGTGGAGAGCAATTAAAATTAAATCTCGATAGTTACAATATTGGGACAAAAAATATACAGTCAATTAAATCAGAGGAAGAAAAACTATGGCGAACTTTGTACGTGATGGCGTAGCTTTAGACGTTCCAGAATCTCAGTTAGCTTTGCTTAAAATTAGTTTTGATAAAGCTGATAGCAAGATAACAGAACTGCAAGGAAAGTTAGACGGGCTAGAAACCATTGCTTTAGACGGAAAAAAATATTTAGCAGATTCTTTTGTATCTACTAAAGTTTGTGAATTAACAAATAAAGTTAATGAATTAACCAATCAGATAGAAAAGTTAGAACAAAAAGAAACGACGGTACAAGACTCCATTGATTCTGAGACACAAAAAGAATTGACTGAGTTACGCGGGCAAGTTGAACAACTGCAAGCCAAAGAAGAAGCACTACTTAAAGAGATTGAAGCTAAATCATCTGCCATTACCGATTCAATCGACGAAAGAGTTTCTCAAAGACGCAAGCTAGAGCGCCAAGTATTCCCCCTACTAGATGCTCAAGAAGAGGTGCTAGAGAAAATGAGCAATCGCCAACTAAAAGAAGAAGTAATTACAAAAAGATACGGGGACTCCATTGAATCTTTAGGTACTCGCTCAGACGAGGCTATTAACGCAATGTTTGAGATTGCTGTTAAACATTCCCAATCCGATTCAGCCAGAGAAAAAGTAGTACTGCCAACCGCAGTCGCCACAAATGATCGCGCTGACTCATTAAAAGCGGCTCAACGTGAATACATTGAGTTAATCGAAAATGCACACAAATCAATCATAAGAGCTTAAATCATGCCTATTACTAACTATTCTTTGTCTCAAACTCCTGGAATTCCTGGGGCTATTGCATCTGGGATTGATTCTTGTTCTATTCGTTCCAAAACTAATGCCAGTGGTGGCGTTTTAGCTTTTGGTCGTGCAGTAGTACAAGGAACAGGAGATCAAGACGTAATATTACCCGCAGCCAATAAAACTAGTCTTGTCGGTATTGCAGTCCGTAGTTACATCTATGAAGACACAAATACTGCTGACGGCGTGGATGGCTATGGGGACAAAAGAGAGATGGATGTATTAATTCAAGGCGATATCTGGGTAGAGACAGAAGTAGCCGTAGCGCCTGGAGACCCAGTCTTTTTCCGAGTCGCAGCAGGAACAGCTTCTATTGTAGGCAAATTCCTTAAAACTGCTGACACCGTTTCAACAGTAGATAAAGCCGTAGCTATTCCTCAAGCAAGATGGCTTAGCTCGACAACCGGAGCTGGAATCGCAAAACTTCAAATCAACTTACCATAGGACTACTTAAATAAATGTCAGCAATTTTATCAAATTATTTAGAGCAAAAGCTCCCTATCGTACTTCGCGAAAGACTTCCAGAACTGTATTTAGATAACGGATTGTACTGCCCTCAAATTGGAGATATCTCAGTAGGGGCAGAAACAATCACTGTAGAAACAGTTCGGCATTACGGTCAAGCATCTATTATGACTGGCTCAGCTCAAGATATTCCCATGTCTGAAGTCACTGTAGGCAAAGATATATACCGTATCGTTCATATTTTTGGAGGTTGTTCTTATACTGACCCAGAACTCAGAGCCAGTGAATTTGCCTCTAAGAATGGTCAATTAGTGACTAATTTCAAGGATGAGAGATTAATGGGAATGCGTCGCATGATTGATGTGAAATCCCACCAGTTATGCGCTTACGGTTTACCCTCCCATCAAGTGCACGGCTTGCTCAATCACCCAGAAGTGACATTAAGCAACACTTCTACTTACAAGCTATACGCTGGGAACGCAACTTCAAAAAACATCATTGACTTTATTGCCAATGAATATTATGCAGTGTGGACTTCTACTAACTTTGTAGAGATGCCCAACGCATTATACGTCCCTCCTACTTTATTTAAGTTGCTAAATACGACTTTTCGTAGCGATAATGTGGGGGATACTCTCATGGATACACTAAAGAAAACTTTACCAAGTCTTTCTATAGTTGTTCCTATGCCAGAGTTAGCTAGTGCAGAGCTTGAAGCTAATGGAGTCCAATCATCTGGAACAGGAAAAGACAGATTAGTCTTTTTAAATCTACAATCCAAAAACGTAGTTAGACATTTTGCCCCATTGTACGTCATGTCTCCAGTACAAGAAGGAATGAAATATAATGTCTACGGATATAAGAGCGTTTCTAGTGTTCAAGCTGATTATCCTAGAACTATCAGGTATGCAGATTTTCCTATAGCAATAACCAATAACTAATGATTACTACTCTTTTCTATTATCCTGGAAAAGAAAAGCCCAACCCTCGTAAAGGTGCAACTACTTTTGATGGGGTGAATCTAGAGCCGGGAACAAATAATCTAACTCATGAAGAGTTTACCCGGCTAAAGAAACACCCTGATTATCAAAAGTACCTAGAATGGGGGGCGATTACCCCCACAGCAGAACCTTTACCACTTTTCTTGACACAGCCTAGTGACCCATTAGAAAAAACTTTAAAGAAAGATGATCCCATTGACCTTTCTACGTTTATTCCGACAAATCCTACAAAAACAAGTAGAAAAAAAGCCGATTTATCCAATGAGGTTCAAGTAGATGAAAAATCAAGTGGATCAAGCGATAACTCTCCCACCTCCTAGCCCTGACTTAACTCCCAAGATTATGATCATGGGCGAACCGTTGTCTGAAGCGAACTATAATAGTTTATCCAATATCACCGAAGCGGATCTTAAAGCGATCGCTGAGGATTGGGAATCAATAGCCCCAGATGAATTTAAAAATTTGCTTGATGCAGAGTTGGCTTAACTTGATACAGTGTTAGTTCAATGATTATTGATACAAAAAACGCCTAAGAAGATTTATTCCTAGGTGTTTTTTGTGTTTGGAGCTATCCCCAGGATTTGCTCTGAAGCACATTAAACCTTGATATATATGGATTTTAGTAATTTATATCTCCAAAAATAGATTTGCTCTAAAGCACTATCTGTTTACCTAGATTCTTTTTGCTGTACCATGTTTTGTATTGCAACTCATGAGGTAAACATGGATAAAAATAAATTACTTGATACCATCTTAAGCTTTCTTGACAACAAACCTTTTATCGAGGAAGCTATTTACGAGACATCAAATCAATATAAGTGTGGAGCATACGTTGTTTTTACTGAAAATGATTACAAAGTCATTGATGGGGATGGATTGAAAAACGGTTTTTACAGAATCTTATATGGAGATAAGTTTATACCTCCATACAATCCAGATGCTTTGTCTGTATCACTTCCTTACTGGGATATGGATTATCAGGAATTTTATGACATCATGGAAGAATTATTGAAATACATAATCGACGAATTAGACCGTCAAAAGTATTTTACGAAAGAAACCTCACACACACCGCAATGGATACTAGATATTGAAAAACATGGCTAAAAACACCGCGAGGGAGGTTTTGTTGCTATTTTATGTTATTTTCAATCTCGCTTCATCAATTGCCCATATTTGCCAGTTAGATATTTTGGCAATCGCTCTAGTGTGTAGATATTTTCTAGCCAATCACGGAAGTGGGGTAACTCGCTATTCTTGTACCCATGAACCTGCACATGAGCAGCGTCTCGAGAATCACCAAAAAAGATGGGAAACAATATAGTGGGCTGAATCCAATCAAAAGCCTTACGATACTTGCTCCAACATTGACCTACACTGCCGTCGATCAAGTCATCAGAAAAATGGGTAGAAACCCCGTCCTTGAGGACGGCTTTATATTTTGTCGAAATTAGTGTAAAATAAAAGTACGCAACTAAGACCTTACTGGTAGGGTGAAACACCCTGTGGCGGGACACCTGTTGAAAAAATGAGTAACCGAAATGGTACTCGGTGCTATGCACTACAGCCTCAGCCCCCATAAAGAAAGACTGTAAGCGAGTGAAAAAACGTAAGCAAAAAGTAACCTGAAAGCAATAGCTGACAGGATAAAGGCAATTGACACCGCCTTGTGAACTGCTGTTGTATTAGTGCTAAGGCACGATATGACAATGTGGTTGCTTCGAGCAATGACTAGCATTTGTTAGTTATCTCCTCTAAAGAATCCACTCACCTTTAGGTAGTGGAGTGTCAAACTCGCCGACTTGATAGGTCTCCCCTACTTTATTGGCTAGTAAGGATATTTCATGAAAAACGCACCAATAACCTTTAGGTATTTCCCATTTAGAAGCTATCTGTACTCGACGGGCGTAGATATTTAGTTTTGACTGGGGTTCATATTTTCCCGTTTTTCTAATTTGGGGAAGGACATCACTAGTTACCCACCGTTTAAAAGTTTTGGCTTCCGACTTAGTACTATTAAAAATCACGGAATATAACCCAGATTCGTTAATCAATGAAACCCTGAAAGTATTGCTATTAAAGGATAGTACCATTTTGGCATTATCCAACTTTTGCGGGTTAATTTCTACGGAATCTTCTTTGTCCACAATTTGAAGCATTTTCCCTGTGTTGGCATATTCTAGAATTTTTGCCAAATCAGCTGCCACAAACCATGGTTGACCATCAATCAAAACAACTCGAACTTGATTGTTTCCAAAGGCAAATTGTGCTAAATTACTCATTGTTAACCTCTTGTCTGTGAAGTAGGTTGACTGCCCCTGGGTGTTTGCGCACCGCGAGGGGTGTTTCTATTGCCATTGTACGTTATTCTGTAAACAAAAAAAGAGTTAATCAAGGTAGCGTATTAAAAAATATGTTAAATTTTAAATGAGATATATTTTTAAAATTAAAGCTAATGAAAAATATTCTTAAATTAACTGCGTTACTGACTGGGGCTGTTGCTAATCTTAGTTTTGCTATGGCATCTGCTGCCACGGTTGGTCGCATTACTATTGCCGGAGATGCAAGCTTAAGCAATACACAATTAAAATTTGCCAACAATTCAGCAATCCTAACATCTACCTTTTTCTCTGGGGGAATAGATACTGATGGGAATCCGTTACCAAATTTAGGGCTTAATGGACCTGTTGATATTCAACCTATTAATCTTTCTCCACTAGGAACTATTGGAAATGGGCAACCTACTGCTCCTAGCCCTTTAATTACAAATAAAATTATTTTTTATCCAAACAATCCTGGCGAAGATGGCAGTAACTTTAGGTCCGGTGCTCAGCGGTTTACTGGGGCAACATTTAATGGACAGTGGCGCGTTCCTGTTTCTAACGGCACTTATATATTACCTGGGCAAGTCAGTATCTCTGCTCAAGGGATACCAAATAATCAAAGCTTTTCTCTAAGTGGGATAGCAAGCTCTCCTGTAGAATTTGAGCCTACAACTGTTCCAGAGCCTACCACTGTTATCTCATCTATTTTAGGAATCACTGGCTTATTTTTATCAAAGTCAATCAACAAATCCCTCAAAACTAAATAATGTTGTACAACGTCGAAATGTTGATAGGGCAAAAGGTCAAATGTCAAGGAGCATTAGTATTATCTGACTGTAATATTTTTTCTTACTACAGCAATTATCCTGATTATTTTGATTCTTCTGTTTACGAAACTTTTTTCTTGACTGAATGTGACGGTGATTATTCTTATCTCAGACGGTTAAATAATCAACTTTATCGCATTTCTACCGCTTTTTTAATTAACAATTTTTCTTTAGGAGAATAATTAATCTTACTTATTTTGTCAATAGGTTTTCAAATTGGCAGATAAAGGCAATAAAAAAAATATTCAATAATCCAGTCCGCCACAATAGTAATAAAAAGAATATCCCCAAAAAACTTAAGCAGTATAAAATAATCATGTTTAACCTATATTAGTAACTATTATTTATTTTATCCAATATAAAAAGCACTTAAGCTGTAACAAACTTAAGTGCTTTTTATTCTTGAAGCAGTAAATTAAATCTCTTCAAAATCATCAAGATTTAATTCTGCCCAAAAATGTCTCCCTAACCATTCTCGATAAGAAATATCGCTTTCCCCGTAATAAACATAGGTATCATCGATATATCTTTTAAAAGTTTTTGCCCATGGTGAGCTAACATTGTTCTCGGTGAAATTACTAAGAGCCTGCCATAAATGACGGCGGGGACGTGCCCCTCTAATGACGTCAAACCAAATCAACAAATTCTCAAACATATCTATTCTCCTATTTTTTATTTAATACTGGTTTTGCTCTGAGAACGGGCTTGGCTTTGATAGCTTCAACTCCAATCCATCCTTTACCTTCTTCAATGGCTTGTAAAGCCAATTTAGGAAACTCATAAGATAATCCTTTATACTCAAGCTGGAGTTTTTTAAATATAGGATTTTCCCAGTCATCTAGTATCTTAGTTTTGACAACTTGCTGCTTTAGCAAATCTTGCCAGTCAGCAATAGTCAATGACACCAGCCAATCTCTTGTAATTTGTTCCCGTGAAGGGACATCAATTTTATTAGAAACTGGCTTAGCTTTTTGAGCACGCGCGTTAAGCCATTTTGTTCTGTCAAAGTTAAAATAAGTTATATCCGTTTCTTCAATCCAAATCTTTGCAATGACTTTACTAATAAACTCGTTGTCAACGATAAAATCGTCGCTACATCCATTGCAGGCATACCACTTGGTAATACCTTCTTCGCCATCATGCTGCCATAAAGCAGCTACAATAAGAGCATTATCTTCACGAAATTCGATGCAATCAGCATCATACCAATCGTTCATGAAGAGAAGGTTATCAGCTAACCATTTCCAAGAAAAAGTGGAATCTCCCGCGAAAGTTGCGTACTGCCCATGCAAAGAAATAAGATTGTCAAGCTCATTTCCTTTCTCTTTTAAAAGTTTTACGATTTCTTGTGACTCGATTTTGACAATAATTTGAATACATTCCATGGCTTATTTTCCTTTGTTTTGCTTACTTCTCTAAGTTAACAGACACTTTTAAAAATGTCAAGTACTTTTTGAGATTTTTTAAAACACACTTTAACCAAAAGTCTAAAACTTTTAGCGCCACATAAGCTTGTTGTGGAGTATTTACATCCTGGGGTTTCTAATCAAGAAAATCAGCAGCTCGACTAAAGCCACCGATTCCCGAGAATAAGTCTAGGTGTTTCAATACTTTAATCAGTTGCTACAGAAGAAGGTAAGGGGGGAGGAAGGTTATTTTTCTTTTCAAACCCAATGGGTGCTACTTCTAGAGTTACTTTGATTTGACGTTGAAAAGTAGTGGTAAAAGCTGCTTGTAAATTAGTCAGTTTCCCTTGAACTAGTTTCAATAGGTTTTCAGAACTAATCCCAATACGAGCGCTTTCACCGTCAAACTCAATTAATGTGCATTGATATTTTAACAACTCTCTAGTTGTAAGTGGCTCTAAATGATCGATAATCTTGCGCCAAATCTCCTGGGTATTCTGTGCTAAATTTGTCATAGTGCATTACTTGCTAATGAGTATGTATGACCCCTGGGTGTTTGCTCACCGCGAGGGGTATTTACTTATAATACCATGTCAATTTTATGAAAAAACAAACAGAGATTAAACCTCAATATATTTATTTAATCCAGAAAAACACAGAAGCTATCTACAAAATTGGTATCTCTGACAACCCATTGAAGAGAGTAAAGCAACTACAAACAGGGAATAATGCTAGGCTACATCTAATTAAAGTTTTTCCTGTAGCTAATGCCCATGCCATAGAAAAAAGACTGCATCGATTATTAATGTTTCATCGGTGCAGCCCTAGTGGGGAATGGTTTAAATTGACACCAGAGCACGTGGAATTGATTACAGAGATTTGTTCATGTTAGTTAAATTAGCCTCGTATAGCACACCATTAAATCTAACTCCACCAGGCAAAAAAGATGCCCATGCCAAGGCTCTGGCTAATTTTACAAATAGTTGACCGCTTACCCCTTTTTGGTAAAATAACAACTCATCACCTTGATGTGCAAAAACATCAGCATAACTAACAATTAATTCCCTATCAGCCTCCCATTTTTCCGGGAATTGCTTGTATTCCTTTGTTGCCAATGGAACAGCGATCGCTAAATTGCAATTAAGTAAGTCACTAGTGTTCATGATTTTAACTGCACTGGCATAATTAAAAGAGTGGAATCTAGAGCTTCATCTTGCCCTTGCATAATCACAGGGCTACGCTCATTGTTAAACTTCAGTACCACGTCATCGCTAGATAAAGCCGATAGATGATTCTTAAAATAAAGGTAATTGAACCCAATAGTTAAACCATTTCCCACTAACAGTGTTGAGCTTGTTAATTGACAAACATTTAAAACCGAAGAGCCAGACTTAGTGATTTTTGTCTGTTCATCCTGTATCTCAAACGAGCAAGTATATTCTGTGCGTGAATCATCGCTATCGCAACAGCCAATTAAATTTAGAGCTTGGGCTAACTGTTCTTTAGAGAATAAAACTTCTCTTTTAAAAGTAGCTGGAACTAGCTTCTCACATTGTGGGAAATTCCCATTCAGCAGTCTAGAGTATAATGCAATATCGACAATACCTCCTTTACCTAGATTAGTAGTTAACTCAGCAATTAAATCATTCTCCTTAATAGCAAAAGTCAATGTTTCAGCAGTTTTCAACAATTTTTGCACCCTAGACAAAAACACACCTGGAACAGTTAAGCTAATACCCTGCTCGTAATGACCGGGGATAGTTGCTGTAGCCAGATAATGTCCATTGGTTGCAGAAAAAGTTAACCCGCGTGGAGAAGATGCTATGTTGATTCCACATAGCACCATCTTGGATGAATCTGACGAAGTACAGTGAATTGTTTTTAGGATAGAAGAGCTAAATAACTGGGCATCTATCTCTAATTTTGATTCTCCACTATAGTTAATCTCAGGATATTCATTGATAGAACTAGTTACTAATGCTGCTTCTTGCTGACCACAACGGATAACTGCTATATAATCATTATTAGATACTATGCCTTGTTTAGTATTTACTTCAGTTAAATAGATACTAATAGTATCTCCCACTAGATTATTAAGTAGAGAGTTTAACTGTTTTCCTGGTAAAACGACTCCCCCCTTGATTGTAGTGGTGCAAGGTATTTTAATTTTGCAACCCTGGTCTAAATTCGTTGATTCTATTTCTAAGAATTCATCTTGAGCCTTAAATAGCATTCCCCCTAAGATAGGATGACTAGGTCTAGCAGCAATAAACCCACTAGCAAATTTAACCGCGTCCATTAAAACATTTTTCTCGCACTGTATTGCAAATAAAAAAGCGTTTTCCATATTTTTTGTTTATTGTTTGTGTTTAAATAAGTCAACATGATAAATAATACTTTAATTTTCTAATCTTAAAAATTAACTAAAATGAGTTTTAATAAAATAGTCGTTGAAGATGTAGAATTAATCCCATGGTTAGGAGGTTATAACCAGATATGGGAAGGGGAAGAAATTCAATTTACAGGGAGTAGCAGTGTACAAGTCTTAAAACTTCCAAAAAGATTTGGTTGCGAGATAACCGTTAATGATGGTCGCAGGACAATCTATACTCGATTACTGGCTATGAGTGAAAACCAATTTCCTCTTGGATTAACCGTAGAAGATTATATTAATCCAGATGATGGCGATATGACTATTAGGCAAATGTATATTGCTGACCTTAAGCAAGTAGGTAGTAGCGCAAGAATTGGAAATCAATCATTGAGCAAAGGGACAACAGTTAAACTAATTGAAGTTACTCGGAGATATAATCTGTAGATGGCATCCATAATTGATTTCAGTACCTTAAATATTTCTCCAGAGACTATAACAGAGACGGAAACTTATGGAGGAGCTTTAATAACAATACAGCCTGAGTTTAATGGTGGGGCGATCGCTACAGTCCCTACAGGAAACTTTGACAACACGGCTTTACTTTTACGAGAAGTTAAAGAGCTAGACGAAGTAGGAGATTATGACTTTACCGACATCCAAATTAGTAGAGGGTTAGATCAGCACCCTTCAGCTACAGCTACTTTTTATAGTTACGATGCTCCATCTGTTACCATTGGTAGCCCAGTTAGATTAATGGAGATAAACTTTATTATTTCTAGCTACACCATTACTCAATATATATCGACTGTTGAAACTGCCTATTCAGTCACTCTTTCATTAACGGGAGAGCACGCACCGAGAGGGGCAGAAACTCCATTGCATGAATTAGATATACCCATTAGATTTTCTTCTGAAACTACTAGAATAACTTGGAGAAGCGTTCAATCAAGGCTATCTACTCCAATCTCTATCGGAGAATCGGCTTATACAAAATATTTTGCTCCTGACTCCGAAGTAATAATAACTCCTCGGTCAGAATTAGAAGCAGCCTTGTTACTAAGTGACAATCAATGTCTAATGTATTCAGAGCCTACAATTAGAGGAGTTTCTTTGGTTACGGGAATAGGTTCTATTGAAATAGATAGAATTTATATTCTTGATGAAACCATGCAAGTATCAGTAAAAGAGATTCCCATCTATCAAAATACCGAGCTAGAGCTAGAAGACATTTCTGGGGAAAGTTCAAACGAAGGAGAAGTTACCACTAGATATGAATATGAAAATTGCACAAGCTTTGCAAGTTTACAGCATCCCGGCGGGTCAGAAGGAATAATATTACTCAGTAATTATGCTGATGACCTCAAAGACCCTGGCAATGTGTTTGACAATGGAGGCAGAACTAAAACCGCAAGAATAATAAAAGAAAAAGACGGAAACCCCTTAGAAGTACAGGAACAAATCTGGGGATATGTTTTTGTATCTTCTCAACTGTTTACTCTTCCCGAAAACGGTGCAGCCTACGACGAAATGGTAGAAAATGGGGGGAAATGGCCCTTAAACTTTAATTCTTTCGCAGTAGGATCTGTTTCTAATTATTGGAAACAGGTCGAACAAACAACTACTTTGTATTACTATGACTCAGACGGCTATTTAACTAGCTCCAGAAAAACTGGATGGAAACTAGGAAGATTAAAAAGAGAATCGGGAGACTACGAAGCTGCTAATCTGTGGATTGATACTTTTTACAATTCAGCGACTACTACTACTACCACCAATACAGAAAATGGACCGCCTCCGGAATGGAAAGCTAAAGCCAGAGAATATAATGCCTATACTTTCTATAATCCAATTCAATATGCAGGCGATAACCCTGTTTTCCCAGATATAAACAGTACTAGCTCTCCACCATTATTTAGGTACAATATTTTTGAAAGGACTGGGTATTTATTGGCAGATATGGCAGATTATTACGATGATATAGAAATACCCAGAAATAGTGCTCCTAATAAATTTGTTTATAACACATCATCCTATTCTAATATACAAGAATTACAACCGAATCCCAAAGACGATCCAAATGACCCTGGGTCTCCCTACCCACCACTGATTGCCCATAAAGAGAGAAAAGACTCCAGTCAAACACAGATACTAATCCCTCAAGCTGTAGGAGCTGATAAAAAAACTCCAGAATTATTTACCACTACAGATTATTCTCATTCTGTTGAAGGCGATCATTCATCATCTTCAATTATGATTGGAAGTTCCACTCAGTACAGCGGCCGCCCTTCGGTGCACACCAAGTTACCTGACCCTGATAGAGAAAGTATAGATTTACCCAGTGGGTATGCAGAAGATAGAACTTACAGATATTTTTTGAGAAGCATTCCAGAAGAATCCGAAGAGCCTAATAACACTCCCACCGCAGTCTCAAGTAGTGGAAGCGATTTTAATAGTCCCGTTCCTTATTCTTCAGTTAGTTTTAGTGGTGCAGTGACTCCTAATGATGGCAAAAAAGCTGCCTTAAACTCTCTAATTAAAAAGTCAATGGATGTCCATACAACTCAAATTAGAGTAATGTTTTTCCGTTACTATAAAGTTCTTAAGGAAGGGGTTAAATGTACGGTAGACGGGCAAGAATATATTATTACTAACATTTCCTATAACTTAAAACAGCTACAGGATGGGTTATACTATTGTCCTGATGAAATGACTCTCTCTCTATCTGCAATACCTACACAATCAGTTTCAATGACTCGCTATAGACGGAATGATGTCAATGGCTCTAACGGGCGATCGTCAATTTTTGCCTAGCTTAGTATAGGCGTTGACGACGGAAATAATTCATAGAACAACTTTAACCGCTCTTTAAATATCTCAAATTGCTCAGTAAGGTCATCTTTGCTGAGCTTATAAATATCTGGCTCTTGAAAAGAGTAGAAAATAACTATAGAAGCTCGGTCAACAGCTATGCCCTTTGTTTCTCTCAGTGCATGAGCATAGGCTGCTACTTGAAGAAAATAATCATCTATCCATTCCCGCTTCTTTTTTTTCATAGACGTTTTCCAGTCAAGCAGTATTTTTTTTCCACCAGCTGTAACCATGCAATCGAAAGTACCCGCATAACCATGCTTATGGCTATATATAGGCAATTCCGTTAAAACATCTGATGTTGTTGAAGCAAATTTCAACAAAAAATCTTTAGCTTGAGCATAATAATCCTGCACATCAGTATCAGGAAACAGTATTCTTTGTGCCGAAATATAGTCTTTTTTGGCAAATGAATCTAGGAAATTATGCCACCGAGTACCAGTGCTTCGAGCTTCATTACAGATTTCTTCAGCGACTGCATCTCCGACTCTTGCTCTCCAACTAGCTAAAGCCTTTTTCTTTGATTCGGGCATAGTCTTAGACAAAATAGAACTAATGCCGGGATATATATTATCTTCAAAGTAATACCCCCTTCCCCATTCTTCCCAGACATGGTCACCGTCTTTTAACTTTGTTTTATTCTTCATTAAAATTATGTTGATTTTGTCTCTTAGCTTAACAGTAATTTTTAAAAAAATTGTCTGGCAATTTATTAATTTAATCAATTTTTACCAGACAAATTTTATTACAACTATCTATACATTTAACGCAATACGACGCGAGGGACAAGTATACTTTAAAGTAATACGGTGCGAGGGACAATTGTTAACATGACTGCAATCCATAACTGATAAGCTTTTTGCTAATTTTTTAAATGTTTTATTAATTAAACATATTTTTGCTACAGCAAGTTAGGCTTGATATTTTTCTGTTTGGGTACACCCCTACTCAATAGCAAATATTCTCTCAGAGACCTCTAGCGTCAAATTCTAGACACTTTACTACCCAGTTAATAGGATTATTCATTTATCCATTTTTTCGAGCCTCACGCGCCCTCTGGAGCAAAACTTTTAGGCTAAATAAAAAAACAAACTATTTCCGGCTAAAGAGAAAATTACTCAAATCCAACTGCTATCGGTAGTTTCCCTCATCCTGAGACTTGCGGTCGCCTGGCTGTTAGGTTTCCAATCCGAAAAAAAAATAAACACGCTCTCGCGCATTTGCGCGCACTCCGGAATTTATTAATTTTTTTTAAACATCCAAACCAGATAGTTAGAAATAAATAAACCAGTTATTTGTTTAAAAAAAATATCTTCTTATATATAGATGGGGGGGTAAAAATTTTACCTACCTCTTGTTTTTTAAACAGCACTCACAAATATATTACTAATTGCCAAAAGTATTGTGGTTAACGGATGATAGCAATTTTTGCATATCAAAAGTAAGATAGCTATTAAGCTAAAGTAACCTAAAGTTTTAAACCCCTAAAACCCGCATGGTTGACGGATGCGCGAGGGTGTCGGTTTTTTGATAAGGGTAGAAAAGAGGTTAAAACTATTATGGTTAAGGGATGATAGCGATTTTTGCCTAACCTTTTTCCGACAGCTAATGTTAGTGATTGGTTAGTAAAAAAGTCTTTAAACCCGCACGGTTAAGGGATGAAACGGCTTTTTATTAAATTTGATAGGTTCTGCTGTATTATAACGTTAAAATAGGCTGAAATTTGCATGGTTGACGGATGCGTTTAAGTTTAAAAAGCTTAAAATTATTATACTACTAATTTTAAAAATTGTTATTTTATAAGGGTTTGAGAGTTTCTATTAGAATGCGTTTAAAAATAAAACAAGACTTGTAGCAAGCTAGAACCTGCGTGGTTGACGGATGCGTCAAAGATTTTAGGGTATAATTACATATATATTTATTAATAAAAAATCGCTCTAATTAAAGAGCGAAGAGTTTTGGACTTGGTTTGTTACTCGCAGAATTTTTGCACCATTGTTTTAGCCCTGCGCTTAGTTCCTACTTGCTTCCTGTAAAAAGCCTTTTTTCTTGCCAGTAATAAAATTTCTTCTATAATTTCCGGCTTATCCAAGAGCCAATCACAGGTAGCCTCGATAAAAGCTTCTTTACTTAGCTTTTCATTTGAACAAATAGTTCGTACCCGAGAATCTATCCCTACTTCCATTTTGATAGTGACTCTAGAGTATTCTGGGTATTCTTCTTGCTTGTCAGCGATCGCATTATCAAACAAGCTATCTTTTCTTTCGTTAACCATTTTGCGTTTCTCGTTTAAGCGGTTTAATGCTGAATCTGACATAAGGCTACCTCTATTTGTTGGAACGGAATCATTAACTCAGGATATCCAAGAGCGTCTAACAGTATCCCTTTGTCTATTGCTTGCTTGTAGCGCTCAGACTCTATCAGGGAATTAAAAACAGTAAAACCACGTTCTAAGGCAATTTCCCTCATGATGGCGATCGCCTCTCTTGACTGTCTTTGTTGAGTACGCCCTATCCATCTATCTCTAAAAGGAATCACCCCTAGTATTTTTGGAGTCACCTGCCCTAACGTGTTTAAGCCGTCTAATAGCTCTAATGTCCTAAGTAATGAGTTAATTCCTTTAACGTGGGTTTCGACGGGGATAATGACCACGTCTGCCGCACCTAGGGTAGTTAATGCTAGTTGAGTCCGAGATGGTGGCGAGTCAATAATAATGAAATCAAATTGCTCTTTTATCTGGGCAATGCGAGATTTAAGGACTAGTGCGCCCATCCCACTAGATGATAAGAATTCTTGGGCTTTTGCTAAGCCATCATCAGTGGGAATAATATGCAGCTGCGCATTATTGTGAGACCAGTAGATACAGTGGTGAGGCTCTACCTCTCCTGTGATTAACTCGTAGGCACTTGCTTCAGTACTGCCAAGGTCGTAGCCCAAAAAGAAAGTTAGATTAGCTTGGGGGTCAATATCACAGGCTAATACTTTTCCTCTAGTTGCCAGATATTTACTCAGGAAGAAGCTTATAGTAGTTTTCCCTTGCCCGCCCGAAAGTGAGGCGATTGTTATAACTGTCCCCATTGTTCTTTAGTGATTTTTAAGATTAATATCTATCTTATTAGGCTCAAAAGTTTATTCACAAACTTTTTTTCTAAAAGTACTTGACATTTTTAAAAGTATCAACTATGATAGAAGAGTAAAGACAAAACAGGAATAACTGACATGATTGCACAACCTACCAGCTACCTAAACAACTACTACAGCACCGAGTCTGAAATAAAAGTTTTATTAGAATTTATTGAGTCTCACTATAAGTTTGCTCAAATCAAAGCAGAAAGAGATACAAAAGGCAATCTCGTTATCTGGAAACAAGGTGAGGTTGAGTTTGACCTCGAAACCGAGACCTACACCATTACTGAAGTTAAGTGGAAACTAACAGATTATGACGCGGAAAACGTAATCAATGCTATAAAAAGCAAACAGTATAATCCTCAAGATATCTGGAAAAAGTTTAACCTCAAGTTTTTAACAAAATAATCAACCGCCCCGAAAGGGGCTTTTTTTATTTTTATATTTCGTGAAATAAGTTACGGTATACTAGAAATAGCAAAGTGGAGCAATGGTAGCTCGGCGGGTTCATACCCCGCAGGTAGCTGGTTCGATTCCAGTCTTTGCCATTAAAATAAAAAGCGATCGCTAATCTCCACACACATAATTTAACCTCCAAACAAGAAAAGGCTTATAGTAGTTTTCCCTTGCTAACACGAAAGTGAAGCGATTGTTATAACTGTCCCTATTGTTCTTTAGTGATTTTTAAGATTAATATCTATCTTATTAGGCTCAAAAGTTTATTCACAAACTTTTCCTTAAAAGTACTTGACATTTTTAAAAGTATCAACTATAGTAAAAGAGTTGGTTGAGAGCCAATACTTAAACCTTTCTTTTAGGAGTTTCTCTCATGGCTACTTTTTTTACCGCTTCCATTACCTCTGTTCCTACGCTCAAAGCTCTCAAAGAGCTTTGCTACATTAGCGAAAAAACGCTAAATGAAGTTATCCGAGTTGATTTTGACTATGCTCCATTATACAGAGCTTTAAAACGATTACCCGATAACGGTTATGAGTATGGTTATAGCGAGTTGCTATATGGCTTATACCACGGCATAGCTACTGGTCGCATTTCTGGGACGGCTTATAACCACGTCAAAACCATGACTAACAAGCAAGTCTTTAAGGAAATAATCTTACCGTGCGCCAAAGCACTTAAAAAAGTGGACAAAAGCTTTACAAGTGGAGACGCTTGGGATTGGATGCGAGACGTTTATTTTACCGAGAAATTCGGTAAATAAGGCTGAAAAGCCCTATGCAAATAGGGCTAAATAAATATAAAAAATTTTTAATCTCCACACATATAATTTAATCTATCTCCAAACAAGAAAAGTTTTAATCTTGTTTGGAGAGTTTATATTTAAAGGCTTTCACTACAAAATATAAAGGTAAACTATTAAAAACAAGCTTAATAAAACAAATCAATGGGAAAAAGCAAAAGCTGGAAAGACATAAAAGATAAGGGATTGCCTAGAGAAGTTCCGACGGATTATCTAAAGTATGAAGGGTTTATACCATGCTTTGGGTATGTATATGTGACAAAATTTAAAGATGCTTCCCCTTGTTTTTTCAAGGTTGATTCTAGCTTAATACAAGTAATGCAGGAGAGAAACTGTGGCTTGTTAACTTTTTCTTTTATTGTCCCGGCTATGGGCTTATTAACTGGAGAAGAAACCAGACAAGAATATATTGCCGAAATTTACAAGGCAAAAAGAAAAGAATGCTGTATCTCTTTCACGGCTAAACCCAGACCAAATAAATGCTTTAAAGACTACCATGGGTTAAAAGTGCTTCCCTTCCAAATAGAAAAAATCATCTCGGATGATAGTCCAATACAGACTAATAGAGTATTTGAGGTTTTAAGATGATTACTAAATTTATTTTTGTGACAGGGGGCGTTGTCTCTAGCATAGGAAAGGGGATAGTTACTGCAAGTTTAGGGGCTTTATTAAAGGCAAGAGGGTATTCAATCTCAATCCTAAAGCTTGACCCTTATATTAACGTTGACCCCGGCATAATGAGTCCCATACAGCATGGCGAAGTTTTTGTCACAGAAGATGGTGCGGAAACAGATTTAGATCTAGGACATTATGAGCGATTTACGGATATTCCTACGAGTCAATTAAATAATGTCACCACGGGACAAGTCTACTCGCAAGTTATAGAAAATGAAAGAGCTGGAAAATATGACGGTGCTACGGTTCAAGTAATTCCTCACGTTACCGACGAAATAAAAAGAAGAATTACTTGTTTAGCCGAGTCAAGCAATGCAGACATTATCTTGGTAGAAGTCGGTGGGACTGTAGGGGATATTGAGTCTTTCCCTTTCTTAGAAGCGATTCGGCAATATAAAAAGGAAGTGGGAAAAGAAAATGTTCTTTATCTTCATGTCACTTTAATCCCATGGATTCGTACCGCTGGAGAAACGAAAACAAAGCCAACGCAACACTCGGTAAAAGAATTAAGGTCTTTAGGTATTCAACCAGATATCTTGGTTTGTCGAAGCGATCGCCCAATATCGGATGATGTTAAAGAAAAGCTATCAGGATTCTGTGATGTTCCTATAGATTCTATTATTAACGCTTTAGACGCAACCAGTATTTATCAAGTTCCATTGCTACTAGAAAAAGCTGGTTTAGCCCGTCAAGCTATAACCTTAATGGGATTGGAAAAATTAACCCAGTTGGGATTGGCAAAATTTGATACAAACTTAACTCAATGGACTGACTATGTTCAAAGGATAAAGACTACAACACATCGTATAGATATAGCTATTGTAGGAAAATATGTAAAGCTCCCATCAGCCTATCTGTCTATTTCCGAGGCTTTAAATCATGCTGCTGCCAAACTTGACACTAACTTGACTATTGATTGGGTAGATTCAGAGGAAATCGAGAAACGAGGCGCTCAGATGTTGCTAGAGGGAGTTAATGGAGTAATAGTTCCAGGAGGGTTTGGGACTAGGGGAATAGAAGGCAAAATCAAGGCAATTCAATATGCTAGAGAGACTAAAATCCCTTTTCTGGGAATTTGCTTGGGAATGCAGTGCGCAGTTGTAGAATGGGCTAGAAACATAATGGGGATGACTAACGCCACCAGTGAAGAGTGGGATAGTATGTCGCCAAATAAAGTAATTACTTTATCTCCCAACCAACAAAAACAAAATTTTATAGGTGGGACAATGAGGCTAGGGGCTTATAAATGTTTACTGAGAGACGATACTCAAGCTCAATTGCTTTATCAATGTGAAAGTATCTATGAGCGTCATCGTCACAGGTATGAATTTAATAATAAATTTTTGCGATTGTTTAACGCTAGTGGATACAAGGTTAGTGGAGTTTCCCCTACTGAAAATCTAGTAGAGATTATAGAGTATCCGGCTCATCCTTTTTTTATTGGCACGCAGTTTCATCCTGAGTTTTTATCTCGCCCTAATAAACCTCATCCTCTATTTCTTGGATTGATTCAAGCTTGTTTAAATTTTATTTTACTAAATAGTTGAAAATAAATTTATTTTTTGCATGGTTTAAGCAGTTTTAGCTTTTATTTAAAGTCTGTTAAAGTAAATTTCATGGCAACTAAAACCAAAAACAAAATTATTAATTATACAGTCACAGCACCGGACAACGACATAATTAAAGATTTAGCTAAGAAGCTTGGAATAAGACCTGATGAAGTTATAATCAGAGGTGTTCAAGTAATGCAGCTATACGCAGGATTAAAGGGTACAGGCAAAAAACTAATGATTAAAGATGAGCAAAATAATGAACAAGAATTGATACTTATTTGACGAATTCCCCGACTATTAAAAGATTCAAAAATAGAATATTATTAATTGTAAATAAATTAAAACCAATTAAATCATGAATCTTACTCCTTTTCAACAAGCTAAAATCGATCCTTTATTGCGAGAAGTCTTAACTAATGCAGGGAAAGATGAACAATTACAAGTAATTATTATCTTACAAGAAGATAATCTAGAGGCATCTTCCACTAATCAAATTTTACCTAGTGAGTTTCCCTCTCGCACTGAATATCGTAAAGCATTGATTGAACATACAAAACAGCAATTGGCAATAACGGTAGAACAAACCGTAACAGCTTTGCAGAATTTGTCGATAGATATTCAATGGCAAGGGGAAACTAGTGGAGCTTTAGTAGCCAAAGGTCTAAAGTCACAAATTGTAGAAGCCGTGAATCTACCAGGAGTTAAATCAATTATTGCAGACCGAATTGTGAAAATAAATTAGATGTTGACCTTGTGTTGTCAAATTCCTTGAGCTCGTACCCAATCGATGAAAGGAAGCACAAAAGGCACAACACTAGGATTTAATTTCTATTTTATCTTTTTTTAGTTTGTAAAATCACAAATATGATAATATGAGAAAAAGCCCCTCGCGGTGTAGGAGCACCCAGGGGCAGTCAACCCTATAGCACAGGATCAACAATGAGCATTTTAGCACAGTTTGCTTTTCAGTCTAATCAAGTCCGCATCTTAGTTCTTGACAATGAACCATGGTTTGTTGCCAAAGACGTGGCACAAGTGCTGGAATACGTCGATAATCGTCGAATGCTTGACTTGGTTGATGAAGAAGATAAGCAAGTCATTAACCCACAAAAAATAGAAGCGGCGAAAATAGCCGAATCCTTTAGTAGCAATACTTTCAAAGTTTCGATTATTAACGAGTCAGGATTATACGCTGTTATTTTTGGCAGTACAAAACCATCAGCCAAAGCCTTTAAAAAATGGGTAACAAGTGAAGTACTTCCCCAAATTCGTAAGACAGGTAAATACGAACCCAAGCCATTAACTCCCGGCGAATTACTAAAAATTCAGGCTGAAGCTATTATCGCTCTCGAACAAAGACAGCAGCGGTTAGAACTTGAACAGCAATTGCAATCACAAAAGTTAGCTGAACTAGAATTATTAACTCATCAACATGATGCCGAAATTGACCGCATATTTAATCCAAACGGACATTATTTAGCTGTAGTTGGTTACTACAGAAAACATAATCTTGGGGCGATTCCTGTTCAACAAGCTGCGGTTATTGGGAAAAAAGCCACGGCTTATTGCAAGAATCATGGTATCACTGTTAGTCCGGTAGCCGATCCAAGATTTGGGCTGGTGAACACATATCCAGAAGACGTAATTGCATTATTTGTTTAACCTGATTGCAGATAAATATCTAATTCAATTGTTTCCATTTTTTGATTACCCCGGGCATTCCCCGGGGATTTAAGTACCACAAAATCTCCTTAACTAATATGAATGACAGTAATTACAACATCAATGATTTGCTTAGACAATTACAAAAAATAGATTGGGACGAAGAGCTGACAAAGAAAGAACAGAGTATTCATTTTTTGATTTTAAAAGATTCAAATGTGCGAGAAACTGTTGATGAATTAATTGTGTGGTTGCAAATGAGAGCGCATGGAGTAATTGTTTCAAAAGATGATGTTGTGGAATTAATCGCAGTTCATTTATCAACGAAGCCAATGTTTGATGCTATTTTTGGAGAGAAAAATACAGAATTAAATAAATTACATGAAAAAATAAACAAGGTTTTAGATGCAATAAAACAGTATTATTTACAATTTAATTACGGCAGACAGTATTAAAATTAACTAGTTTGCTTTTCCATTTTCTATTTACCCCGGTTGATAACCGGGTTTTTTTGTTTAAAAATAAAAAGCACCAATGCTGATATAAATAAATTACAACAAACATAAATCAAAAACAATGAATACTTTTTTATTCCCGCCTACTTATTTTGATAAATATTTTAATTATTCATTTCCCAGAAAATCTAGTAAATACCCTTTTACTCCGTCTAGCTGGTGGTTTTATTGCAAAGAATTCCCATGGAATCATGAACAGTTAAAAATATTTGAGGCAATAGCTGAAACTCAAAGCAACTATATTGTCAACGCTAAAGCCGGAGGGGGAAAAACTACCTTATTAAAGGCGTTAATATTTCTTTTCTTAAAAGGCTCTAAAATCTTAATTGTTGCTTTTAATCAGCATATTAAAGATGTGTTGATACAATCCGGGGTATTAGATGGAAGCAATCAAAAGGCATCAACTTCCCACGGATTAGGTTATTCGCTGCTGATAAAAAATAGTTATGGAAGAAAGCCCAAGGTTGAAGAGTCTAAGGTCCGCAAAATAATAACAAACGAGATAGATTTACTTTTTTCCGAAGACCAGGAAAAGAGGAATATGTCTATTTATGTAAAATACTTATCATCCGAGACATTAGACTCTCTAGGTAAATTCTTTGATTTTCTCAAAACACCAGTTAAAGGAGAAAAGAAGCCATTAAACAAACAAGCTTTAATAGACTGGCAAACAGAAATAGTAGGGGCTTGCAAGAAAACCCTAACATCTCCCACCTTAGAAAATCTAGAAAGCTTGATTAGTACTTACAAATTGAATTTGTTGTTATTAAAGGCAGAGGTCTACTGGGGTCCTCTTCAAAAAATACTGGAACAAGCTATTTTATTAGCAATCCCAGACGTATTAGAGAAAAACGATCAGATTTATATTAAACAGAATTTAATCGATTTTGATGACATGGTTTATCTCCCTAACAAGTTAGATTTACCTGCTACAAGTAAAAATGTTTTGCTCGTAGATGAATGTCAAGATTTAAACAATGCCCAGATAACATTAATCGAAAAACATTATAAGTTGGGAGCAAGAATAATAGCTGTAGGAGATCCTCGCCAAAGTATTTATGGGTTTCAGTATGCAGTGCCAGACTGTTGGGATGAGTTAAAAAGGCGCTTTAATTTGATTGAGATAGACATGAGCTATACCTATCGCTGCGGTAAAAATATTGTCAATTACATCGTTGATAAAGGATATCACAATAATTTTGTTGCCTACGAGAAAAATAGTCAAGGGTATGTTGAGCACATAAAGCAAACTTCATTAATTTGGAGACTGCAAGCCGGAGACTTAGTAGTTTCAAGAATGAATGCGCCATTAGTAAGGTTATGTGTTTCCTTGTACTTGCATAAGAAGCCAGCCAAAATAAGAGGGCGTGCAGACTTATTCTGGGAATTAATTAATATGTTAAAGCCTTACCATGAGACGCAAGATGATTGGGACGGGCAAAAGGGCTTTAATAACTGGAATCAGGCGACTAATAAGAAGATTCAAGAGTTAAAAGATAATGGTCAAGAATCGTTAGCAGAAATATTGGCAGACAAGGCTGAATGTATTTGTATCCTGATGAATGATATTGGAGATAAATGCAGGTCTTTTGTCATGTTTGAGGAATCAGTCAAAGAACTATTTACCGATGAGTCTGACGGTGGAATCATTCTCAGCTCTATTCATCGAGCCAAGGGGGATGAAGCAGATACGCTTTATGTTTTGGGCTATACTAATCTGCCCTATACCAATAAAGCCGTATCTGATTGGGAATTACAACAAGAGCAGAATTTAATTTACGTGGCATTATCTCGGGCAAAAAAGAATCTATTTCTTGTCGATTCTCCTCTCTTTAAGCTAGAAAAGGTAGAGATTGAGGCGATTCCTGCCAATATATCTACAATCGTTGACTTTGATTTTATGAAACACGCTCTATCAGAGCCGGAAACTCACAAACACAGTCGCTAAAATTGCAATGTTCTAGCCGTAACTTTTAATGGTATCGGTTTAGGTTTAAGACTCCGGTGATTTGTTTTTCTGGGCATTTAATGGTAACTGCTTCCTGAAGTACTAACCCATAAATCTCTTCCGGGTTAACCTGTGAACTTCTGGAAGTAATGCCAAGCCGATAAGCTTGAATATCAAGGTCAGAGGTATATCCCATTACAAAACTTACATAAAGAAGGGAGAAATGTTTATCGACTTCAGCAATGTCAATAGTTTCTCCTGCTTCATTACAAGCTCTTCTTGCGAAATCTTCTAACACACTTTCATTAAGATTACCGTCTTTGTTTTGAGACTCTACATAACTCATCCAGTAATCTGCATAATCATAAGAAACTTTTTCTAATCCCAATGCGATCGCCTTACCAAATCCAATAGTTTGATAATTCACAGCTTCCTGTTTATTGCTAATTGAGTCTTGCTGAGGATATTGTGCACAGACTTTGTTTGACCCCCATTCAATCAAAAGGCTGGCAATAACTAAAGAAGCTAATTTTAATTTCATTGATGTGAACATTGTTTTAGTCGGTGTAATTATTTTTGTTTTCACTATTTTATCTAAAACATGATATAGAAGTGCTAAATATTTATAGGTAATTTATACTGGTAAGTAATGCGCTGCGGGATATAAGAGATGCCAGAAAGTTCAGTAAAAATTACTCTAGGGGTTCAATTAGACAAGTCTGACATTGACAAGCAACTTCAAGAAATGCAAAAAGAGCTTGATGCTTATAAGCTTAAGATTGGAGTAGACAGAGAGCAATTAACGCAAGACACTGAATCTAAGCAGTCATCCGATAAATCATCTCCTAAATCTTTTGAAAGTCCAGAAAATGAAGAAAATATAGATTTTGGGGTTTTATCTGATTTAGCAAATGAAAAATTTAATCAAACATTTGGGTTAATAGATGTTGTCAATGATAACTTGATTGAAATCTTGGGGGAAGTAAAGGCAATCCGTGGCGCATTAGACGGATTATCTCCAGCTTCAAAAACACAAGAAGGCGAGCAAGTAAGCTCAGCTCCAATAAACTCAACATTAGATACTGTAGTCAAAGAATCTGGAGAAAAAATTACTAATCAATTAACAGATATTGTTGCAGTATTATCTACTATCTCTGATCAATTATCAGAAAAGAAAGAGCCATTAACTCCAACCAACTTATCTGGTGAGACAACAATATCTGGAGCTAAAGCAACTGCAGGAACAAATCAGTCTGTAAGTGAAAATTCTACTGATATTGTTCCATTAGTGCAAGATGCTATTGATAAAATAAGCACAAATATTAATCAATCGATAGAATCACTTGATAATCAATTTTCTGGTATTCAAGAAATTACAGATATTGCTAATAATTCTTTTACGGAATTAGTTTCTACAACAAAAGCCATAATAGAATCAGTATCATTAGATATTACTAAAATTATTGCTAATTCATTAGATGAAATATTAACAGAGATACAAGATTCTGTTATTGAACTATTAGAAACTGCTTTAGCAAATTTAACTAAACAAATTTTAGACAATATTTCAAATAATAGTCAAAAGAATACAGGGGAAAAAGATGGTGGAAACAACAATGGAAGTACCATATCTTCTGGCATATCTTCGTTAATTTCCGTGATTGTCAGACTACAAGAAGTCTTGACAACGCAACTAGGACAAATAACCGGGCAACTATTCCCAGAAGTTATTGCACAACTGCAATTTGATTTTTTTAAATCTTTAATAGGCGGCGCGGTAGAAAAATTGGGAGCTGTATTAATTAACCAGTCTGCTGGTGGAGCTGCCAAGTTAGCTGAGGGAGTAATTACTGGCAATGTGTTTAGACAATCAGACCCGGCATCGGCTGCTACGACGGCTTTTGGAGAAGGGTTTGCTGCTAACGATCCGGCTTTACTGGGGTCTACACTATCTCAAATCAGTAAAAAATTAGATGTTTTAAATCCAGCGATCGCTGAACCTAGTGCTCAAGCACAACTTGATTCAGCTCCTGAAGTAGAAACAATACGGATGACTGCTGTTCTGGAAACTATAGCAGGGAATATTTCTGCATCTAATATTATCTTGGATAAAATCGTAGGGGCTATCGAGGCAGGCGATCAAGATATAACTGAACAACGGCGCTTAGGAGGCAGTAACCAGCAACGGCAATTAGAAGGTGGGCTAGCAGAACCTATTAAGATGATTGCAGTCTTAGAATACGTTGCAGACAAAATAGAGACAACAAACCAGATATTAGAAGAAATACAAGCAGAAGTATCATTGATATCATTTGATGATGAAGGACAAACTGTATCAAGACAAAGTTTAGATAATTTATTACCGTCAGCATCAGACTATACAGACGTATCTTTTGAAGATATTATTGCTCAAATAGTTCCATCTACCCCAATTGAAATACCTAAGATTGAACCTGACAAATTAGCAAGCAACTTTACTCGCATAATTGAAGACGTTTTTAATGAAATAGGTATTTCATTACAACAAATTGCTAAAGCAGGAAAATTACCTCAGCTAGATATTGATACTGACGAAAACCTGCCAAGAGGCAGTAAATATAATCGCAAAGCTAATAAAATCGCTGTTTCAGAAAGTATAGCTAAAGATTTATCTTCTGGGAATAATATTAGTAAAGATTCATTTATCCCAATTGTTAGGGAATTACGAAAAGCTATTCAAAGTGAGTTTACCGATAAAGATTATCGAAGAAAACAAAACAGAGCCAATACAAACAAAGGCTTTATGTTTCAGGGAGTAAAAATACCTCGACTAATACAAGACGATTTGATAGATAAGTCGCAGCCAAAGCTATCTGAAGTCAAAAACAACATTGGAGACGCTATATACGAAGAAACAAATAATAAGATGTCAAGTACTACTGTAAAAGGGTTTACAGCAGCTAATACTGATGCTGAAGTATTTGCTCAAAATCTAGCAGATAAACTTTTTAGTACTCCCATTGATATTCCTGAGATTGACCAATTATTTAGAGCTTCCGGTGGTGGCAATACAGGCAAAGAGTCAAAAAACAAAACAGAGTCATTGCTTACAGAGTTAATTCAATCTTCCGATGAATCTAATGTCTTGCTCAGAGAAGGAATTCAGGGAGACAGAACAAATATTGAGAGATTAAGTGGAGACAAGTTTGTCAACGAGTCATCATCGCAACTAGGCGGAGATCCAGTGTCTAGCAAAATAGAAGGAATTGTTAATGAAATAAAGGGATTTGGAGCTAGTTTTAATAAAGATTTTTCTAATATATTTGATACTAGATTAAAAGATTTTGCAATTAATGCTTCAAAGGCTGTAGGAGTTCCTGATACTGGGTGGATTAATAATGTAACTAATTTTGTTCAATATCTTGATGTTTTTGCAAATTTATTAAAAGTTATAAATCCTGAGTTAGCTGATTCATTTAGAAATATTGGTAAAACAGCAGCTAATGATAGTGTTCGTTTTGCTGCTCAAGGAATGGAAGGGATAGCCAGAACAGGTACAGAGTTTTATAATCAGGTACGGTCTAACCCCAACCTACAAAGAGATGCTATTGCAAACAGAATTAATCAAGGTCGAGATTTTATTAATGCAGCAAAAAATAGCATCATAAATGCTATCCCTCCTGGGTTAATAAGTCAAGGCAGGGATGCTGTTGGTGCAGCAAAAAATAGAATCATAGATGCTATCCCTCCTGGGTTAATAAGTCAAGGCAGGGATGCTGTTGGTGCAGCAAAAAATAGAATCATAGATGCTATCCCTCCTGAGTTAATAAGTCAACTCCAATCCCTTCAACAACAAGTAAATAATAGCGGTGCAATAGATAGCCTCCAATCCGTGTTAGAAAAAGTCAACAACCTAGGAGGGCAACTACTTGCATCCATAGGACAGTTAATTAATACTATGGGAGGGTTGATTAATAGTGGAGAATCTGTACCCGCAGTTAAAGACTTCTTAGGAAATGTTCAAACAGAAATTAATGCCAGAACTAATCCATCAAATAATGAGTCTTTGTTTAGGGCTGATATGCTTCCAGATATATGGGATGATAAGTTAACCCAAGCGTCTCCTGAATTTGCATTTGATGCGCAAGATTTCGTCACCATCTCTCCTCTAAACATGATGGGTGACTCTTCAATTGATATCCCAGACCCATGGGCTGAATTAGAAAAACCAAGTAAGGCAAGTGAGCAAAAACTCTCAGGCGAAGACAATAAGGGGCAAGATAAAGTACAAGTCGATTTGGCTACATTTATCCAAAAAGCTTTACCCATTGCTGTTGCCGGATTGGTTGTAGCTAAGCTAGGAACTTCGTTATTAAATAATGTTTTCCCGGGGAAATCAAATATTGAGAGAAAGGTCTCTGTTGACAGTTTGCAATCTACCTTAACTAAGGCTCTAATTGGAGCTGTAACTGTTGCGATAGGGCAAAAACTAGCTCCTCAGCTAAGTAAAGTTTTTACAACTGATAAAAATGTGACCTTAAGCGATAGGGTTAAGTCTCTATTCAGTAACCCTGCCAATGTCCCTCCCCAGCCTGAGCCAAGTCCTTACGCAAGTCTTTCTAATGAAGAACTTGCTCAGTTAATAGAAAACTTAAGTGTCAATAACTCTACTAAAGTTTCTTCCGAATCTCAACCAAGTCCTTACGCAAGTCTTTCTGATGAAGACTTAGCTAAGTTATTTAGATCCCCGATTCCAGGCGAAAAACCATCTTTAGGCAATAATGCCATTGTGGACAAAGCTAAAGAAAGTTTTGCATCAGGTAATATTTCAGAAAGCTTAAAATCAAGTGGGATAAATTTATTAAAATTACTTGGCGGGTCTGCTGTTGGAGTTTTATCAGAAAATTTGATGAAATTTCCAGGACGGTCTAGATCCAGTGAAGAAACTCAAGAATCTTTTCCAGAAAAAGTATTTAAAAGAGCACTTGAGCAGGTAGCTAGTAATTTAGCTACAAATGTTATAAAATCCACATTTAAATTAAATTCCAACAAAGACAATCAAGAATCTTTTGTAGGAAAAATGTTTAAAGGTTTATTAGAACGATTTGCTATTAATTTTTCTAAAGGTGTTATAAAATCATCAATACAAGGCGACACTCGTCAAAAGCCCCTAGAAGAAAAAATAGTTAGAGGATTATTTGAAAGCTTAACAAATCAAACTAGAGCCAAAGGACGGCAAATAGATGAAGGATTTGCTCGTTATACTGGCAAAAAACGCGAGGGTGAAGATATATCCGGTGGGGGGCTGTTTGAATCTTTATTCTCCAAGCTTCCAGTATTATTGACTGGTCTTATTATTGGCAGACTAATTGCAGATGTTGTCCCCAAAATAGTAGACGGGTTCAAACAAAGCTCTTCTAGTTCTGGGATAGATTCTGTTGACTTGTCCCAAAAATCATCTCTTATTGGTAGAGAAAAAAATAAAACTGATATAAAAAAAGTTATAAATCCTTCACAAAATGCTGTAGATTTGGAGTCTGTTACTAAATTAGCTCAACAAGTAACAAAAGATTCCGGATTATCTAAAGAAGAGCAAAAACAAGCAGAACTAGATTTTATCGATTTATACGTTTCTAATCCACAAGCTTTTGCAGAGGCTAGTGCCAAAAACAGTGGGAATACTTCTGCTACAACAGAAATGGAACAGTTAAATAAAAACTTTAAAGCGATCGCTGATGAAGTCTTTAGAGTATCTGGGTTAAATCCATCCAAAATAGACAAAGCAGGATTATTCCCACAGGTAAGTATTGACTCTGAAAATAAATTGAAAGGGGCTAGTGCCTATTCTGTTAAAGATAATCAGGTCACATTAAGCTCAGATATCGCCAAAATGGTGTCTTCATCCAAAGGCGTTTCAAAAGAAGCATTTACTACCATAGCGCATGAATTACGACACGCTATGCAGTTATCCTTTGGGAAAAATAATATCAATGCTGTTGCTGCAATAGCACAAGATAGTAGTTCTCTCCCCATTGGAAAAAATGCAAAAATTGATCTTAAAACAGAGAGAAACTTACTTGACCCATCCAAAGCAGAACAAGTCAGCAAACAAGTAGACGCTAGCTTGGCAATGACTCAACCGGGGGCTTTATCCAAAGGGATTGAAGCACTTGAGGTAGACGCTGAAGTGTTTGCTCAAAATTTAGCTGATGTGTTTTATGGGTTAAGCGAAAAAGTACCAGATATTCTCCCTCGAGCTAATGTAGCAAATTCTGATAAATCTCTAGATTCTCGTACGGCTGTCAAGGAAAAAACAATATCAAGCCTAGATAAAGGGATTAAGGATTTAGGGAAAACATATAAAACTATCTCATCCCAAGCGACTAACACTAACTTGGCAAGTCTGGTAACAATTGATACCCCAGACATAATTACTAAAGAAACTCCTGAGTTACTAGATACTTCACTTTCTAGTCTTTCCATTGAACCTCCCTTATCTCCAGACACAAGCTTTCCCTTGCCTACTATTGCTTCAGATAATCAGCAAGATGACTCTGTTCTGTTCGCAGATTCTGGCATGGGAGATAAGGCACAAACCATATTACAAGCAATTAAGGCTAGCGTTGAAAGAATTACTGTTTTATTGGATAACATAGCTGCACAATTAGGAGCATCTGTAAGCCCAGAGTTAAATCTAGGGGCAGAATCTATGTCTACTATAGACAGTTTATATAGAGGTGTTACCGAAGACAACAAAAAAACTAAAAAAGAACAGGGTGGGGAAAAAGAAAAAACGAGAGCTGTCATTATTGGAGAAAAGATAGGGACAAAGCTTGAGAACGCAATAGATAATATGCAATCCCGGCTTAACAAAAAAATGCAAGACGCTGGAATGAGTGAGGATGATATTAGAGGTTTAGCTGACCAAGCTGGTGGCTATATGTTTGCTAATCTTTCTGCTTTCTTCCCAGCCGGGGCGATAGGTGTTGCGTTAGCGCCAGTGATTGCTTCTGTTTCGGCTTTAGGAATTCCCATAGCAGCAGCAGTTAACCAACTAGCTCCTATTGGGCAAATGCTTGCTGACACAATGCGCACCATGACTCCTATTCAAACCAGATTTGAGACTATTGGGGGAAATCCAGAAAGTGGGCAACAGATGCTTGACTTTGCAGCACAAGTAGCACAAGAATACAATACGCCTTTACTAGCTAGTATTGAAGGTTTTTCTCGATTAGCAGCAGCTTCCAAGGGAAGTAAGTTAGAGGGACAAGATACAGAGGAATTATTTAAAGGGGTGTCTCAAGCCATGGCTGCACTGGGATTAAATGCCCAAGATGCTTCCTTAATATTCCTAGCATTTCAACAGGTTATCTCTAAAGGAAAGGTAGCAGCAGAAGAATTGAGAGGTCAAATAGGGGAGAGATTACCTGGGGCTATTCAGTTAGCAGCTAAATCAATGGGTATGACTGTTGCTGATTTTAGCGCAACTCTGGATAGAGGAGAAATTTCCTCTAATATCTTGCTACCTAAACTAGCTAAAGCATTCCAGGAAGAATATGGAGCAGGAGCAAAAGCAGCTAGTAAGGGTTTCTTGGGGACATTAAATAAGATAGAAAACTCATTATTCAACTTCCGTCGATTAATGACCGACGAATTTGGTGGAATCGTTGCCGGAATTGCCAACGCAGCAGCAACAGCATTAGATGCAGTTCTTTGGCTGATGGACAATGTTTTACTCAAAAGCGGATTAATGTTTAATGCCATTCTGGGAATACAAGCACAAATTGTCGCAGGAACTGCTTTTATCTTCAGTAAACTAGATTTATCTATGGCTCTTGCTAAAGCGTTATCTGGTGGATACGGCAAGATGTCTTTAGTACTTATCCCGTTTGTATTTGGATTGTTCCAAGAAATCATAGGAACGGTTTTAGCCAAAATATTGGGAGTTGAAATCAATAACGCAGTCGAGATGCTTACTGGGTTTTTCAGTACTCTTGTAGGGCGTGTTATTCAAACCTATATAGACTTGTCTAAAGACCCTAAACAAGTCATGGAAGGAATAATTAATATTGTTCGCTCAATATCAATAGGGGTAAAAAGCGCGGCAGAAGCATTCTTAAATCTTGGTATAGCCATTCGTTCTAACATTGGTGAGGGAGTAGACGAGTTAACTTGGTTTATTAAAAAGCTAGGAGATGCTGAACGACTTATTAATAAACTTGCTGACAATAGTATAAGTAAAATTTACGCACCTCAAGCAGAAACTCCTCAGACAGCAACCAAGGGAGAATCTAGTAATGATAACGGATTTGCTTCTATCTTTAATGGAAAAGCGATCGCTCGTGCAAGTTTAGAATTCTTCTCATTGTTTGCAATTATGATACAAACAATGGTTTTATTAAGAATAATTGGAGAACAAGTATTTAAAGCGGGTGAAGCCTTTAAAGTATTTGGAGGAAAATTCAAGGCTGCTTTAATAAGCATGAAAACCGGAAAGTCTATTTTAAGTATGTTGACCCTAGGGTTCTCTGGATTAAATCTATTATTAGCAGGATTAGCTACCTTGGTAGTGTTGATGGCGTTTAAATCAACCAGTACAAATAGTTTCCTTAGTCAGTTAAGCAACAGTGTTAAAGCATTAGAAGGGCTAAATAAAAATCTAGATAATCTGACTAATAGAAAAATAGAGATTACTACTGAGATTATTCAATTAGACCAAGCTGGAGTCAGAGATACTCCGTTCCAAGACAAAGGATTAAATTTAACCTTTTGGAGAGCTAAAGACCAGGAAAAATTTACTACTGATGACGTTATCCGCATGATTCAAAAACGGATAGATTCTACTGCTTATCGTAGAGATTTGCCTTTGTTGCCAGATAACTTTAGTGAGTCTAGAGGCTCTTTATTTGACCAGGGGAATTTATCTGGTCTTGGGAATGTATTGACCAGCCAAGTAGGAAAAGAAAATCAACCAACGAGTTTTGATGAGTTAATTTCATTAAAAGATAAGTTAGCTGAAGAAAGAAAAAGCTTAGAAAATTATTTAACACTATATCTTCAACTAGATACAACTAACACTTTTGATGAATTAACAAGATTAAAAAATGAGCTAGGGGATGTTGATAGTCAATTAGCTGATGTTCAACAAAAACGAGAAAAACTAGGCAAAAGAAGCTCTGTAGGGCAAGTCGTTAACCAAATGACTAATGCGTTTAGAGGAGAAGAAAACTTACCTGGTTTAAATGAAAGTCTAGTTGAAACAGTAAAGTTGTTTAGGGATATTTCTAAATACACTCCCGGATTAAGTGCTGGAAGTTCTGGGGTATCAGCTGCACCCGGTGCTGTAATTAATTTATTGATGGGAGCTGAGTCTATTGATTATACGGAGACAGAACTGCGCTTAAACCAACGTAGAGCAGAGTTACAGTCTCAAATCAATTCCTTTGAGCAACAAAGGGCATTAACTCCAGGTAGCGATACGATGATTGGATTAACTCCATTAGAAGCACAGATAGAGACATTGAAGAAAGAACTTAAGACCGTTGATGATAAACTAAACCTTCCTTTCCCTACACTAGAAAATGATGCAACCGCAGATTCTTTTGTTATAACAAACAAAGATAAGTTGCTTCGTAGAAGAGAATCTATTGCTAAATCTATAGAAGAGTTACAAAAAACCATAGGGCTTTCTGTTGATGACTTAGAGAAAGAAATTCAGCAAAAAACGGCACGCATTAATAGGCTGACTATTGAAACTAAAAAAGAAGGCGAAGATAACAGTAAAGAAATTAATGCTCTTGTTGATGAAAGAACCCTTTTACTTTTTCAAAGAGAA